GTAAAGATATACCTTTCGGATGCGCTATCTTTTCCGCCTTGAAGACGAGTGCCAAACTGTCCGTTGGGCTGTAATAGATTAATATTATTCGAGCCGACGAAATCTTGCGCCATATTTACGATGGCACCATTGAGACTTGCTTCACCGTGATGGTAGCCAGCTTTCTCAGATACAAATCCGCTAAATTGCGCGACCTTAATTTCTTCCTTTAGATTTTTTAGAAATGCTCCATACATAATTTTTCTTTGTGAAATTTTAAAACCATCCATAAGGTTAGGAATGGACCGGTCACAGTCATATTTTGAAAAGTGTTTCATCTCTCTATGAATAAATTCACCAAGCATAATTTTATCTTTCGAAGTATCTATATGGTCGTTACGGTCATATACAGATAGCCATGTCTTTCTAAAGTCTGCCTTCTTTTTATTAAACAACATATCCATATCTTCCATGTCTTTGTCGTCCACGCAAATTCCGACAGTTTTTTTGGTTTTAAAGTATTCTTTAAATTCAGCCGACGTGCTTGTTCCGAGACCTTTATAATATTTGATTTTCCAACCTGATGGATTCTCCAATTTCCATACATCATATTCTTGGTCGTTATAAAAGGATATCGATTTGTTTGCTTTAGTTGCTTTTAAAATGGGTGTATTCATAAATCCGATAAAGTTATCAATCTTAAGAAGAGACGGCCACAAACAGGACACCATATTAATAAACAATCCTTTTATATGACTACCGTCTAAATCCTGGTCCGCCATAATCAATATTTTTCCATAACGAAGTGACTGCGTATCTGTATACACTTTATCCATTTCTAATCCTAATATTTTCTTTATATCAGCAATCTCAGCATTCTCAGTAACTCGCTTTGTTGTTTCGCCACGAACATTAAATAACTTTCCCTTCATTGGAAACACACCATAGTAGTTGCGGTCATTCGCTGATAGCCCCGAAACAATACCCGATTTAGCTGAATCTCCCTCGCACAAAATAAGAGTACATTCCTCGGAATCTTTAGTTCCTGCCATATTCGCATCATTCAGTTTTGGAATGCCTCGAATTCGTTTGCTTTTTGACCCATCAGTCTTTTTTGCCTGTTTCTTATCTTTAATTTCATTTAATTCACACGCTGTATTCATCACTCCCAAGTTCGCGAGTTTCTCTATAAATTTATTACTGACGACACAGGCCGAGCCAAACTTAGCAGCAGGCGTATTTAAATAATCTTTTGTTTGACTGTCAAAGGATGGATTCTCAATCGTTGAATTTAGAAAGATGGTTATTTGTTCCTTCACGATGGATGGTTTAATTTCAATCTTTTTCTTTTTCAAAATATATTCACACATTTTTTTTATAATTTGATTTACAATATAATCAACATGTCGCCCGCCCTTAGATGTAAATATACCATTGACAAACGATACCTGTTTGAATTCATCGCTCAAACAAACAGTGTAATTCCATCTATCAAAGGATTCGCTTACGGACTCTTGTTTCGTATATAGGTGTATATATTGACTGAAATCCTTTACTGGAATAAGTTCGTCATTGTATTTGACTTTTACTTCTTTCGAAGTAATGCCTGACATATCATATACCCGCCTTTGAAATAATTGGACCATTTGTTCGGTTAGCCCCTTTAGTCCAAGACGTTTATAATCTGGAATAAACTGAATCGTAGTATAGGGTTTCTTTTTACTTTCAGTAATTTTGGGTTTATGAACAATATCCAAATTGTTTTCAAACTCTTGAACATATTTCAGACCTCGCTTAGCATCTACTGTTTCAATTCGCCCCCAGGTAGACCAAATAAATACTAACTTCACTCCGAACCCATTTTTACCGCCAGTGATTTTTTTCTCTTCTTTATCATAATTGGTCGATGTTCGCAATCGTGTAAATATCATTTCAGGAATATATATTTGTAATGTGGGATGTATCTCAACGTCAATTCCATCACCATTATTTGTCATGGTAATCATATTATCTTTAATCTCAACCTGTATCGAAGTCACAACTTCAGTGGTCGGGTCAGATTCCTTTTTTCGTTTTGTTCGTATATGGTGGTCGTTACAGTTTACGATTGCTTCATCAAATAATTTATAAAGCGCCGGATTATAATCAATATCTGTTAAATGGATTCCTTCTTCTTTGAATACATACATAGGTCCAGATACATTTTCAATTGACCCTGTATAAGTGTCAGGGTTTTCCAAAATATGAGCTTTTTCGCTTTTCTCTTGATATTGAGTAAGAGACATTTTTTATATAAACCTAATGAATAATTATTAAATCAATTTTATAAAATCTTTTCCTTTAATATGAAATTGTCATGTAATAAAAAACAATGTGACGAAGGTATTACGAAAAAGCATAACGGGGTATCTACCAAAATGATGCAGTCGGCTATGGTTAAAACAAATGGAAAACGTAGAGTAGGTTATAATAATTCAAACACGGATAATATTAACACTATTATATTAGCGGCCGATTATGCGAGAAATAAATCATTGTTATTATGTTTTAAATACGTCGTGTATATGCGATATTTTGAACCATTGGCAATAAAACATCCTACTTTAATGATTATGTTAAATTATATTCTAGATAATTTATCTACAGCTGAATATAATTCAGTTTACGGTATAGTTGAACCCATCGTAATTGAAGAAGTTCCTGATATAATTATTAAAAAAACATATTATGTAGTAACTCGCCAAATGACAACAAAGACAGAGAGAACAGAATTAATAAAATATTTTATATTTAAAAATTATTCAGTAGAAGATACGTTTATACCGACCTATAGTTATGTATTTAATGTAGAACACCCTTCTAATGAGGGCATGGATTTATCATTCTCTCCTAAAATGGATTTGAATGAATATAAATATGTTACCAAGGTCGGGACACCGGGCACATATGGCGCTACAATAATGGTTACATTACCACAGGACATAAGTTATAATAAATTATTTATATATAATAATAATGACCCAGTAGACACTTTTAAATACAGATATGGTGGATTTACATTAAACTTTCTTAATATATTATTAGATTCGGTTGCTGATAAACAAAATACCATCAAGTGCTCTAAAACGCCTTATTCTACGATTTCACCTGTTACACCTAAAATATATACAACAGATATTGTATCTGAAAATAAAACAGTTCCAATGGAACAGACCTCAATATTAACAGGAATAACATTTAATGGCGTTCATTTATTTATTTATGAACTTAATAATAAACAATCATCCTTATTTTATTCAAATCAACTGTATGGATTCAATATAGGAGTATATTATCTGTATGTTCCAAGGTTGTATCAAGTAGCATTTTTAAATAAAAACCAAGAAACCAACTTTAAATATAGTGGTCTTGAATCAAGAAAGAACACTGATATAGTAGATGGAACTGAAGCCGATGGAACGTATGATTTTTATTATGGAACCATAAAAATAGAAATACTGGGTTCATTTCGACCAATAAGTATGTATACGTTAAAATACGGTTATTTAGATGCTAAAAGTAGAATTGTATATGATGATACAATTATTATAAACCGCGTAGATGAACCCGAATTAATAAATTTGTAATTATTTTCTTAGTTAAATATATAATGCCCGAAAGAACATTTGGTTCCAGAGCTGAGGTTTTCCACGGAAATGCGAAAAAAACTACTGGCGGATTAACTAAAAAGGATTTACTAAAAAATAAACATGGTGAAATCGTGTCTCGTAAAAAGCATATAACTGCTAAGCGCGAGAAACGGTTAGAAAAGCACGGCTACTTTGCGAAAAAGGGTAAGTTCGGATTTGTAAAGAAGGAGAAGAAGACTAAATCTAAACGCGCGTAAACCCTTTCTTTTTAGGAGAAACCGTCCCTGCTGAAATTACGCGCCGTTTAGTATGATATGTCCCTACGGGGTCATATGATGTATAACTTAATGGCGAATTATATGATTTCTTACCGAGTGCCCGCGCCTTCTTTCTCTCGGTATAAGAAGAACTGTCTGGATAGGTTACAGTCGCTCCTACTTCATTAGTGTCTCTGGTATTCCTCCATATTTTACGCATAAGAGAGAACTGGCCATCCTCCATATTTTGTTTTAAGGGTGATACGTTTTTTCCTGTTAGAATAGAATTATTCATTATATATATATAATTTATTATATATAATATGTCGTTTACATTTAAAAAGTATAAAGGAAAAATCATGTTTAATGATTTAGGCGGATATGAAAGTCGTAATTCATCTACAATTTGGTGTATTCAAAGAGCAAATGAAATATATAATTGGAATGATTTCAATGAAATTAAAGTTAATACTGGAGATTATGAAATTAATAATAATGATTACACGTATAGTAAACAAAATAATTATAATAAACTTGTTCCTGATTTCAATTTTCATTCTTGGCCTCAAGTTGGTATAAATGATTATGAAAAATTTGTTGAAGAAATAGATAATGCTGGATTAAATAAGTATGAAATAAATAAAGTTGGTTGGATAGGAAATACAAATACAAATATTATGAGAAAAAAATTACTAGACATAGGTAATAATAAAGAATTATTTGATATTTTTGATATGAGTTGGATACAATCGGGAAATACACTTCTTAATAGTAGTAAATATATATCTACTCCTGAATTAGTAAAAAAATATTCTATATTAATTGATATTGAAGGAAATGGATATTCTGGGAGACTTAAACATTTGCTTTGGTCTCATAGACCTTTATTACTTGTAGATAGACCACATAAGGAGTTTTTCTTTGAATATTTAAAAGAATGGGAACATTATATTCCTGTAAAAAGAGATTTATCTGATTTAATTGAAAAAACCCAATGGTGTCTTGATAATTATGATGAAGGATTGAAAATTGCTGAAAATGCGTATCAATTTAGTAAAGTTCATTTAACGCGTAATGCGTGTTATTCTAAATGGAATAATGTAATTAATTTAAAATAATATATTATTCATTCTATAAACAAGTTTTTCTTGATTTACTGTATCTTTATTTTTACTGATAATTTCATCTAATTTATAAAAAAATTCGTTACATAATTTATACATTGTATTTACATTTCCTGCGTAAATATTATCAATTCCATCACATTCATGGTCAAATAAAAACATATTTTTGTTAGCATTTACATCAATATTTTTTATAAAATGTATATACATATTCCTATTAAATATATTACTATTATTGAGTATATCAAATCTACAATTTATAACAGTGTCATTCAGTTCTGTATTAAATATATAATCTATTATTTTATATTTACCATACCAATAATTTTTCCATCCTATAATTGGCATAGGGCCATTATTTATATTACCTTTCAAATTTCCGATTAACTCTATTTTTTTGTCATCATCTATAATAATATGCTTAATTAAATGTTTTAAATCATTAAAATAATTATAAATTAATTTCTCCGTTACAGTTGTGTTATTGATTTGTATATGTCTCCAACTTATATTATTCGAAATAATATTCCAAGTGTGTATATATATTTTTAACTCTGGATATATCGCATATATTGATTTTATAAAGGTAAGTAATTCAGTCGATTCAAATGAATTACGAATATGTCCTCTAATAATTAATATCATATATATAATTATTTTATAATTAAATTTAAAAATATATTATTTATCTTTTATCATATTAATTAAATAATTTTTTATTAATTCACTTACATGCCCCCAATGTTGTTTAAAATCATACGCAATATATTCAATTATTCCATTTTCACTTTTTCTTATATTCCAGCAAAAATATACTATTTTAATATTATTATTAAGTGGATATATTAATTCATATATTTTTAATAAATATTCTGTAGCATCTACGCCATATTCAATATCATTTAAATGATAATTAAAATTCAAATTTGCTGCGTCGGCGTATATAAATACTATTTTTTCGTTTGATTTTATATCTCTCAACATTCGCTCCAATCTTATTTTTAATTTATTTTTATACTCATCGTTAATTGTAAAATGTGTAATTCCTAATCCAGTATTAGGATTCATTTGACACTCTGTAATCTTATTAACATATAGGTAATGCTCATTATTAAGATATTTATAATAACTATATCCAGTAGTCATATAATCTACTGCTTTATCCACATTTTCATTTATTAGAATATATAATATATTATAAGTTGTTTTACTTGGAGTCCATAACCAATCAAATGGATAAGAATATTCACGTAAATTTGCTCTTTTAATTCCTTCTGGGACAGAACATTGTAACCCTAATGGAATAACTTTCATGTATAATATAATAATATTAATTACATGTCATATATTTTAATTATACAATTTAATAATCCTGATAATTGTAACGGATATACTATACAAGAAAAACAAGAGTCAATCACATGTATTGATATACAAGATGTTAATTAATATATTGTTATAATATAGTATTTTCACATATATATTATAATTATGAAAATACTATATTATATAGCATCAATAGGTGGCCCTGATTTAGAAGTAAAAATTGACATATTAATACATAATATTAAATATATTTATAATAATATTAATAATAAGTTTGACATTATGATTAATTGTTATGAAGAAGATGATATGATTATACAAAATATATTAAATAATATAAAACAAATAAATATTATAAATGAATTTTTTATTTATAAAAAGAAAGGCGTGTTAACCGAATTATTTTTAACAAATCCACATAATAATATATTACCTAATTATGACTATATATTGTTTATATTGGATGATGTTAAGATAATAAATTTAAATATACCGCATATGATTGAATTAAAAAAATTACATAATATAGAAATAGTGTCACCTAAAATTATTAAAAGCAGCCATTGGTTTATGAATGTATATGATAATATAACAATTAATAATTTTGTAGAAGTTTATTTATTATTATTAAAACCAGATGAACTAAATAAATTTTTTTCATTACATACATTAGAAAACAAATGGATGTGGGGTGTAGATTTATTATTTGGTTACTATAATATAAGAGCAGGCGTTATTAATAATTATTCAGCAGAGCATGTATTACAGAGTAATTCAGATAAAGGAGAAGCAAATCATTTAATGACTAATTATTTTAAACAAAAAACTTCTTATAATTCGATAGATGAAGTATGGGATATTTATCAAGCTATACGACAACATATTACGATATAGCTATTACATGTCATATATTTTAATTATACAATTTAATAATCCTGCTAATTGTAACGGATATACTATACAAGAAAAGCAAGAGTCAATCACATGTATTTCTTTTGAATTTTTTATAATATCGATATAATACGCAACAGGTAAATTAATATAAGTATTTGCTAACTTGTAATGCTTGTTTTCCTGTGTATACATATTTTTATTAGGACAAATGATAATATTATCATCATTTATAAATGGATTCGTTATATTCGAAATGTTTATACTCCTATTAGAGCCTTGTGTATGAACAAACATAATATTGTATTTTTTAATTTTATAATAATAATCTGTAGTTATTGTTGTGCTTGGTATATTAAAATAATTAATATATATGTGTGTATCTAATCCAATACAATTATAAAAATCGAATATGTGCCCGTATTTTATATTGGTATTATTTTGTATGTGGCTTAATATGTGTTTATTTGTAATTTTGGATGATACGTATTCCTTATGACAACCACAGACAAAAATATCATTCGTGTTATATACGTTCATAATAGTTTCCTTACATTCATTAAATTCATTATTTTCATTTATAGGTATAAGTATAACATTATCATTAAAGAATAGTCTTACGTTTGATTCGTATTTGGTTTTACATATAAAATATATTTTTACGTAATATTGTAATAAAAAATTTACTGCTCCTATCATGGATATATTATCGCCTAATCCGTTATGCGATAATATGTAGGCGTTCATCTTATAATATGTGAATGTATAATTATACATTTATTTTCGCTTAAAACCACATTATAATTTTGTAAAATAATGCTTATATTATATAATATATTATGAAATATATAAGTATTAGACAAATTATAATATTTATTTAAATTAAATTGTTGCGATACATTATTTAATGTATAATTATCAATAATTTCATCAGATGTATGTAATAATTTAATTTTTGTTTGAATGCTATTTAAATTAGTTACACTATTATTTTTTATTGTATTAATTTCTTTAATAAGTGTGTTATTAAATTTATTATAAAAATTAAATGATTCCCTTTTTTTATTTAATATTGTATTAAATGTTTCTATAATTAAATATATCCAATACATAAATGGTTTATAATTTCCACATATCATAAAATCCATATCTCTATTATGTAAATAGGCGTTTCTTGTATTATATCCAGTAATAAAACATATTTCGTTATGAATTGTATCTAAATTTAAAATACTATCTATGATTACATCATACATATCATTGTATTTTTCTATTATTTGTTGTATTCTTTTATAAAAGAGAAACCAAGGAAAAATAATATACTCAGTTGGTTTATTATAAATAATAATATCTTTTAATTGATTATGTATATTATAATGCTTATATAAATCATCGTATAAATGTTCTATTTTTGTATACTTATCATTATTATCTGGTCTATTTGAAGTTAATAAATTACACTCATAATCAGTATTAATAACAATATCAAAATCATAATTTTTTATATTTGGTAATATTATTTTATTAAATAATTCTATACTTGTTAATTTAAATGTTCTATATAGTCCCACAAGTCCAATTAATACTTTTTTTTGCTCATTATATATATGAGTATATTATATTTACCTGTATCGATTGGCGAAGGATTAGACAAACTATCTATATTAGATATAAAATTAGAAAAAAGTAATGATACACGAAGAATTCATATTTTAAACGAATATAACTTATTGAATACTATTTTAAAGGATTACATAGAAACTCATAAAAAATTATATAATTACATTAAACAAATAAATTTATTAATATGGGACTTAATGGATATACTGAGAGATAATAAGGAAGTAAATAATTATACAGAACTTTGTATAAAATGTATTGACTATAATGATATTCGATTTCGAATAAAAAATAAAATAAATTTATTGTCAGAGATAAAAGAACAAAAATGCTATAATATAACAAAATTATATATTTTTATTAATGATAAAATAGATAATGTTGAACCATTTTTTAATTATATAGAATATTATTCTTTCATATATGATGAAATACATATTACTAGTAATAATAATAAACTTATCGACTATTTTAAATACGACACTACCATAATTATAAATATAGAAAATATACCTCTTTATAATTATACATTTTCAAATGATACCTATACACAATCAGAAATACAAAATATTTTTAAAACTATTAACATATTTGATGTATAATCCTTTTCATATAATGATTTTTATCACACGATTTATATGTAATAAAATCATTATTTGTGTATAATTTTATAGCATGTGTATTATTCATATTAACTGATAAGTATATTTCATTTATTCGGCCATGTTGTATCGTATAATTTAATAGTAGTCCGCCTAATTTTTTATTTTTGTAATTTTGGTTTAAGTATATACCAAACCAATTATCGTTATTTATATGAGAGTATCCGAAATATTCATTTGTTGTCGTGTCATAAAATAATAGGGTCAATTTATGAGTTGATGTATATTTACTCTCTCTGTTATTATAATATGTAAAATACTGGCTATCTATATTTTTTATAAATTCATCCAATAATTCTATATTGAAGATATCAATAATCGCAACACCTATATTATTTATTAATAAAATGTATGAATATATAGCATCTATTACCTTATTTTGGTCCATTAATGTAATATTCGGAGAACTAGGAATCATTATGATTTCATTGTTTAATAAAGTAGATGTCATATCATTACATTCTATATTTCTTAAGTGAGCGTGTTTATGTATTGGATAAAAAAAAGGGCGTATATCTATATTATTCTGATTAAACCATTTTACTGTGGTTTCAATATTGGTATTATTTATTATTCTTAATGAAAATATCCATACGGCGGATTCTGTATTGTCATCTTGTTTAAATATTTTAACTCTATTATTTTTAATCAATGGAGTTAATAATGAAATATAATTATTAAATATTCTTTTTTTATTATCAACTATATTTGTAATATCATTCAGTTGGTCATATAAAAATGCGGCCTCTATATTAGTCATTCTATAATTATACGCGTGAACATTATGTATATATTTTATAGGAGACATTCCTTGCGAATATACACTATTTATATGCGTATAAACATCATCATCATTTGTTAAAAAGGCGCCCCCCTCTCCGGATGATATAATTTTATTTCCATAAAAAGAAATAGATGAGCATAACGTTTGTGGGTTTGTTCCTGTATACATATTTTCATATTTTCCAAATAATCCTTCACAATTATCTTCTATCAATATTATATCAGGTCTTATTTTTTTTATAATATTTATATTTACTATGTTTCCTAAATTATGAACAATAACTATTGCTGAATTTTGTTTTAATGACAATATATAATCAGTATCTGTATTCAGATTCCAAGTATCTATATCAATCTTAAGAACATTTATTTGATTATATGCCATTAATGCGCAATTATAAACAGCAATATAACAATTATTTGGAACATATATATTAGAAATATGGGGGTATTTAAATTTCAAGGACAAGAATAAACAATGTGTAGCACACGTTCCATTTGCCATTAAAATACAATATTTTACATTTAATATTTGTTTTATTATCTCGGTTGTTTTTTGTATATATTCTCCATGATTGGATATCCATCCTGAATTTATCGCATTTATCGCGGATTGTTTATATTTATCTATATTTATATTATAAATGTTTATCATAATATAAATTTAATTATTTAAAAATGTATACTTTAACTCAATGATATTTCGATAATTCATATAAACCCCATTCATTATTTTCGTATAACTCGATATCAGTACCTTCAAAAAAAGCGGCTTCATAACTAAATGTAGAAGATGTGCTACCTATAATTAATTTAGATTTGGATAATAAATACATTTCATACATAGGTTGTAATAAATTATTAATATTATTCGGAAAATAATACATATTATTATTTTTATTTTTTAATTCATCCATGATATTAATATTGTCACTACATATAAGAATTTTATCATTTTTCAATGATTCTAGTTTTTTATAAAAGATTTCAAGTGGTGTATTTAAACTATTATTATTTTTATTTGTATCTGTCAAATTATCGGTATATCGTATATGTATACTAATATAACCATCCAATAAATTATTATCATCTATAAATTGGTCGTAATATTTATTTAATTCATCAAAATAACCATTTTCTTTATAAAACATTATTTTATTTTTAATATAATCCTCGTCTGACAAATTATTGGGAGCAACACTATATATTAATTCTGATATTCCGAATATATTTTTGTTGAATATTTCATTATTTATATCAATGGTTCCTTCCTTTATTAAGTCATAATTTGTGCAGTAATTTTTATTAAGTGACATACATTCGGAATAATGTATATTATTACACGTATCATGTATTAAATTTATATATGGAAATAAATGTTTAATTGTATATTTTTCTTTTTCTGAATGAACATAGTTTAAATTTATACAAAAGTTCATATTTTTTGATTTTGCTAATAAATACATTGACGCAATATTTCTTAAACAATTACCTATTTGATTACATGGTAAACATATTATTAAATTATCGCATTTTTCGATTTGTAATTCTCCATTATTATTTAAATATTTAAAATCTGGATTTATTCTTGTTTTTGAATTAATTAAATTACCATTTCCATTATATAATGATGCGTATAATATATCATCTATCATATTATAATTTAAGGATGAACCTACCCAACTACCGGTTGTATGAATTAAAAGTATATTATAATGATGTATCGATTTAGTGCCATCCGCGTATACATATTCGCCTACAAAATTTCTTTCTCTATCATAATCGATTGGAAAATTTAAACAAAAGTTTTCTTTTTTATAAAAGGAAGCATGAATTATACAATCATTTATTATACGCGGATAGATATGATTCGATAAAAATGTTTGGTCATAATCTCTATTTCCCTGTTGTATATAAGAATCCATAATATTATGCCATAATCCTATGTTATTATTTTTTTTTGTTCCAAACATACCACCTAATATGTCTGTGCTATGGTCTGGATGGTCCCTCATTATATGAAATAATTTATTACTACTTAACCACTCATCTACTGCTAATTTTTCTCTTAACAACATTCGTGTATCCGTATCTCTAGACATCATAATTTCAACATCTGGGTCATCAATTGCTTCAAAACGCCACATCATGGGCTTATTATGGTTTAAATCACCATATTTAAATATAATATTTACATTTGGCATAGTATTTAATTCATCAATGATATTTTGTGGCACCGTTTCCTTATGAATATAAAACCAACATTCAAAATCCGGATAATATTTTTGTGCTAATTTTGCGTTTTCGATAGAACCAATCATATATATCGGTTTATCGCCCCATAAACTAAAGGTGATTACTCTTTTCATTATATTAATAAATATATAATTTATTGTATAAATGAACCACCTAAATACTGATATACGTTATTCGCATTACCCCTATAATACATCATCCATACAGAACAGTTACCACTACTACATATTATATATTTACATTTTGAAATAATTAAAAATGTAGCAAATAAATACTGAATATCGTTAAAATTTACTAATTTTGAATTTTCATTATGAATACCATTATTACTATAAGAACATTTATTTTCATTAATTATGATTACATTTTTTATATTTTTCTCAATCATATAATTTAAAAATGGATAACTATCGGTTTGTATTAAAACGGTTATATTCATTGTATCTATAATACTCATTAATTTATCGTAATATAACTCAAATGAACCTAATGAGGTTTCATTCCGTTTATCTGTTCCTCTATAATATAAACCGATACAATTATTAACATCTATGTTGTATTTTTTAATTAAATGGGAATAAATATGATTTATATGTATAGAAGGAGTGAAATACTTTTCAACAAAGGGCAATATTTCATTATAACGAATTGTATTATAGTTTTCAAATTGGTTATTATTTATATCTATATAAATATCATTCGTATATGGTATAGTATCATTTTTTACTTTAAAAAAATAAAAACTAATATCTAGCCCACTATTATTATTATATAAGTTATAATTATTTCTATTATCAATTAATGGTAATTTTTTATTTGTATTAAAATATTGTATTATATAGTATATTGTAATAGAGCAACAAGAAAAAAATCCATAATTATGGGTTGGTATTGTTAACATTATATAAACTTCATATTATTATTAACTCCTTTTTAAACGAGGAGGTGGCGGAGGATTATCAAAATTATCATCTTCATTATTATTATGAACACGCTTATTATTATTTTGTGCGTGAATATATTGGTTGTTTACTTGATTATTTGTAACCCCATAAGTTAATTTTATAGCATCGTCAGTTTCAATCGCAACTTCAGGAATACGTTTGTATTCGTCAATAATAGTGGCATCATTCATAAACGCAATAATCGCATTATATTTACTCATACCATCATAAAATACAAGCGTGTTGACATACGTGTAAAAGAAGGCAGGGTCCATTTTGTTATATTTAAATGTATTATATTCATTTCAATTTTTTATAATTTAAATATTACACTTTATACTATTACAAAATGGATGATAATCAGCGTCTTAAATTACAAGATTTGATTAAGGAGAATAATGTCCAAGACAATACGGATAATATACGTAATCTTAGACACAGCAAACTTATTCGCGACGATGTTGATAAAATCCAAATACTATTAAATAAATTAAATACGGATGATTTTAAGGTTCTTGATAATGCTTGTTTGCCGCATTGTTCGTTTTTATTTACAAATTACACTAATATTTACAATAAATTATTGAAAAAACAGATAGACCTTTCTATTTTAAATAAGTTTCTTAATTGCCTTAAATCGATTGAGGATGGTCTACAGAGTCAGCATGAAGCATCGTATGAAATTGGCACATTGTTGAAGGCGCTCTATATAGATACCAAAATATACGATGAGCCAAAAATGAGAGAAGGTGGTAAATTAACATGGGAAGAGTATGTAACTATGGTGGGAAGAGTGTAACGCAGTATTGGTATTAACGCAGTATTGGTATTAACGCAGTATTGGTATAACGAAAATGATTTAATTATTTTGTTCTATAATAAAGTAATGAAAACATTGTTGATTGTAGAATCACCTTCCAAATGTAAAATTATTGAAAAATATCTGGGTGAAGATTATAAAGTTATTGCCAGCTGTGGTCACTTTCGTTCTCTCAATAAACTAGAACAGATTGATTTAGAAACATTAGAAGTAAAATATACCAATGATAAACCCAAGATTATTAAAATGTTGAAAGAAGAAGTAGGAATCGCAAAAGAAGTTATATTGGCAACAGATGATGACAGGGAAGGAGAAGCCATCGCATGGCATATTTGTCAAGTATGTAAATTACCCCTTACTACAAAACGCATTTTATTCCAAGAAATAACTAAATCTGCTTTAGTCAAGGCTATTCAAAATCCAACTATCATTAATATGCCACGAGTCCATAGTCAACAAGCACGCCAAATATTGGATATCTATATCGGATTTAAAATATCACCTCTTTTATGGAAACACATACAGCATACTTTGAGTGCTGGTCGCTGTCAAACGCCGGCCCTTCGTATGATATATGAACAGGACCAACTTATCAAAACACAACAATATGGCACTGATTATGTAGTATCCGGTCTATTTACAACGAAGGATATTGAGTTTAAAGTCTCTCAGCATTTATCTAATCAAGAGGTTATAGAGTTTCTTGAAAAATGTAAGGGTCATTCATTTATCTTGACAAAAGGGTTGGCAAAACAAGTTTCCGCATCTGCGCCCAACATTTTAATTACAACCTCGTTACAGCAAAAGGCGAGTTCAGCATTGGGTATGTCACCTCAACAGGTAATGAGGTGTGCGCAGACCCTATATGAGAATGGCCTGATTACCTATATGAGAACAGATTGCGCGTATTATAGTGAGGAGTTTATTGAAAAAACAAATGACTATATTAAAAAAGAATACGGAGAGAAATATATAGGAAATATCAAATTGACCGAAAAGAAGGCGCACGAAGGCATTCGTATTACTCAACATACTATTAAAACGGTCGATATAGAACAAAACGTAAATCGTCTGTATGAATTTATATATAGACACACAATCCAATCATGTATGTCTCAAAATATTACATTACATACACCTTATGTATTGGATTATGGCTTTACACATCTCTCTATTAAAACTATATTTCATGGTTGGAAAATTTTACAAAAGAAGGAAGAAACTAACTGGGAAACATACCTAGATAGTCTAGTCAAAATTAATTGTAATAAAATAGTAGCAGAAGAGAGATGTATTGGCCAAGAGTTTCATTACTGTGAGGCGCAACTCATCAAAAAAATGGAAAAAGAAAATATAGGTCGTCCATCCACCTATGTAAGCATTTTGGAATCGATTGAAAAAAAATATGTGGACAAGGGGCGCGTTAAAGGAAAAACCCTCACACTTAGCACATATGAATTAAAGAACAATGTTATCAATATCTCTCGGGAAGAAAAAATAATACAAGAAGAAAATAAATTATCTATTACCGAGATAGGTATAAAAGTCAGTGAGTTTTGTCACACCCATTTTGAACCCATATTTAATTATAGATTTACAGAGAGAATGGAAACTCAATTGGATTTAATCGGCGAAGGTAAACAAGACTATACATCAATTGTTAAAGAATTTATAGAAGAAGTAAATAAGTTATTGACTGTAGATGCCCCCAAAATAAGTTATAGGTCATTACATTGCGGAGCATGGAAGAAACATGCCGTCGTAATAAAGGATGGTCCATATGGGTTTTATGTAGAATATAATAAGAACTCTATCTCTCTACAGAAATTTAAAACAATGGATATAATTAATGAATGGATAGTAGAACAGGATATAAATAAGGATGACCTGGCCGAATTGATTGAATACATACAGAAAAAAGATGGTTATGTAATAACGCCTCATATTAGTATACGAAATGGACCCAAAGGTTATTATATTTTTTATAAGACTATTAAGATGAAGAAACCTAAATTCTACGATTGCTCTGAAATCATAGAATATATTGATTCACGAGACACAGATAAAATAATAGATTTTATTGAAAAAAAATATAAACTAATATAATATGGCATCCCCTAATCTTAATACAGTTACAGATTTATCTCTCGTTCAATTATTATTTGGAGGATTGATAATGATTGGTTTAATAATTAAATGGTTAACTGGCATGTTGCCTCCAACCGCCTCTATTGGTGAAGCAACCGGAACTATATGGGGATACTGTATTGTATTGTTCTCGTTATTGGGTCTTGTTATCATAAAATTAGACTCAAATAATAGTCCAAATAAACAGTTACAAGAAGTGCCAATTAGTATATATGTGCTGGGAGTAATTGTATTATGGATTATCGTATTAAACGTCCAATACAAAACATACATAAATAAAAAATCAATACCACCTACATATTCGTTTTGGAATACTTGGTCCACCGTATTTATTGCTATTATTACGATTTTAATAGTATTTCAATATTACACATCTGTATCGAATGTGGATAATACTTATTTAAAAACAAAATTATTTACAGAAGAAAACAATAAAACAACTAATGTTTATTTAGGATTTATATTATTTTTAAATTTCCTCATTACAGGAATACAAACAACTATACTTAAAAATTTCAGGGTTGATGGATAAATAATTTTGTTGTAAGGCCTATTTGTGTGTCCGATTCCCATACACCAGAAATACGCAAAAACAATTTAATATTAGTAGGATACTCATTATAGGTATATACATTTTTATGAATGAGTAAAAACTTATAACAAGACAACACTATTTGCTTATTAATTAATTGGTTCATTTTATTTAATAGTGTATTTTCAACCTCCTTTATTTTATTCAAAAACGCATCATCTATAAAAATAGATACCTTATACACATTATTATCTTTTGTAATAATGACGTCCTTTATATTGACCTCTATCAATAATGTATTTAATACAAAGGTTTCAATATTATACGCAACCTTATAAAAATACATGTAATGTGCTATTTTATTTACAGTTGGTTTATAAAACATAATATCATTCATTTTAATATCTTCCAATTTATGGTATATATTCATAATATATTACTTATGAGTATATATTTAAATATCATTTTTATACTCTATTAATGAACTACACATCTTATTTTAAAACACCTGAACCCTTTGTAAAAAAATTAAAAAAGTTTATTCATAACCCCGAACATATCATATTGTATGGTCCTGAGAATTCGGGAAAATATACGCAAGCATTACATATTATTAATCAGTTTAGTAAATCAAACCTCAAATACAGCCGAAAAATAGAATTAGAAATTAATAATGAAAAATACTATTTTAATATTAGTGATATACATTTTGAAATTGATTTTGAATTATTAGGGACAAATGAAACTACGATTTGGTTTGAGTTTATTTTAGCAATAACGTCGATTATAGACATACAAGGCAAAAGTATTTTATTGTGTAAAAACGCACATTGTATGAAGGACGAATTACTTTATATTTTTCATACATTTATGCGCGACCCCAATTTAAAATTAATATTATGTACTAAGAACGTCTCGTATTTTCCAACGCAAATAAAGGACAAATGTTTGATTTTTAATTTAAAACAATTCAAACATATACAATCTTATTCACAACAATATAAATTATATTGTGACCAAATCATCGAGTTTATAAATATACAAAATAATGATTTATTTTTATTACGAGAATTGTTATATTCACTCATGACCTATAATTGCGATATTCATACATGTTTATATTATATATATGGTGAACTCATCAAACATAAGTATTTGGATGTAGCTCATTTAAAAAATTCGTTTAAAAATAGCATTGATATATTAAAACATTACAATACAAATTATAGGCCAATTTATCATTTAGAATTATTTATTCTTGAATTACATGCCTTAAGACATACCTCCATAAAATAATATAATAATAACCCAATATGGATAAATAAAATGAATAAAATGGATAAGGTCGAAGCATATTCAATATTAAATATAAATTCAAATGAATTATTAACTGAACTATTACTTAAACAAAAATATCGAAAAGCATGTTTAAAATATCATCCTGACAAACCTGGTGGTAATTCAGAATCATTCATAAAAGTAAAGGAGGCCAGAGATTATTTAATAAATGAGGTTGTAGTTGAAGAACCATTACATTATTATATTCAAATGTTAAAAAACTTTAATTATTCACTCGTGGATTCCTTTATTATAGAACCTATTGTAAATTACTTAAAACGAACAACCTATGATTTAAATCCTACCTTGGTGCATTTGATGAATAAAAGTGTATATCATTTAGCGGAGCACGATATTTATATACCCTTGTGGCACCAAGAGATATCCTTTAAAAACATTATTATAAATATTAATCCAACATTGCCTGATAATGTCATGATTGATGCTTACAATAATATTCATATCATTATTACACCATCTACGCCGGATGAGTTTTATTTAGGAGGAATAAGTTTTTCAATTCAGCATTGTATAAAAAATATGGATGAATTGAAAGGAAAAGGAATCCCGCGAATCAATATAAAAAATATTTATGATTATTCTATTATTTCAGATATTATTTTACATATTCGTCCTTAATTCTTATGCCTTAGCTCCTGCCTTCTTTGAAGTCTTCTTGGGCTTCTCTGCCTCAACTACGGGTTCAGCGTCAACTGGTTCAGGCTCTACTGGAGCAATTACCTTATTCGATGGAGGTGCCTCGCCATCACTATCATACGTTGGTTCGGTTTGAGTTGGGTCAGCCGCAAGAGGTGCTGCGTCAGGTGAAATCTTGATATGACACACTCCCTTCGCAAGAGTATCAGATGGCTTTACTACTACTTGGTATGCCTTCCAAGTAACTCCGAACTTACCGTTTGCGAACCATAGACCACCGCAGATGAGAATACATGCGACTTCACAACCCTTTGCGATTAGAGCATCAGGAGTAAGGCCGGTTTCATTTGGAATCAACTTATTATTCTGCGTATCAAACAATTCAAACTTATACTCGCCGTTCCAGATTGGCAACTTAACTTTTAGAGTCGGAGAACGAGTCTTATCAGCTTCACCCGTCGTTTGGTCCTTAGGATACTTTAGCATTGGACTGAATAGCGCTTCAATTACATCTTCTGACACACTCTGCTTACCGAGCCAATCTCGAGAATTCTTTCGCGCATCTGCCTTAATCTTATTCTCAAACTCAGTTAGAACTGATAGAAACTTACTAATCGCCGGATTACTAAACTCTTCGCGAGGAAACTGAAGACTGAAATCATAACTCTTTCCATTAGGATTATCAAACGTATTTACACCCCATGTATTCATAAGAGGAGTATTAATATAGAGCGGCTTACGAGTCAACGTATTCAAAATTCCAACACTCTTACCACCGGCATTATTCGCCTTTGCCTTGGTGTAGATAATGTGGTCCGCAGGGGAGAATTCGTTCGGGGATACAACCATTGATGCCATTTTGTTACTATGATAGTAGCGAAATCTTTAAATCAATTTTATTTTAATTCATTATAAGTGTCAAAAAAACTTATAATAAATTTGTTTTTTGCTTGATTTTTAAAGAATATAAGAATATATATAATTAATATATAAAATGAGTAAACCTACAGTTCAAACCTATACAGATTATAATTATGTAAGAGATAATTCATACACGATTCCCGAGTTAAAAGAAATTGGGAAAAAATTTGGTTTAAAATTTAAACAAAAGAAAAAAAAGGAGATGACAACAGAGTTGTATAATTTTCTAAGAAATAATCATTGCGCCAAAAAAATACAAAAAATATGGAATAAACATTTTATTACCCTATTTAATAAATCGCAAGGGCCCGCGCGTATAAAAAGAGAACTATGTAATAATGTCGAAGATTTTTTAACAACCGAAACTGTAAAAGAAATCGATTATTATTTTTTTATTAGTTATAAAGACACAGACGGTTTTATATATGGTTTCAATTTAATATCTATACATAATTTAATAATAAAAAGGGATACTAAAAATCCTTATACAAGAAATGCCTTTTCTGTTGAATTAATTGAATTAGTTCAGAATCGCATTAATTATAATAAAATTTTAAATAAAACACATCATGAAATACAAGACCAGTGTCAACCATGTATAAATTCGAAAATAATTTCAGCCTTTCAAAAAATAGACCAATTAGATAATTATACACAGGCAGAATGGTTACTAGATTTACCGCAGCCAAGTTTAAGACGTTTTATTTTAGAATTATATGATATTTGGGATTATAGAGCGCAATTATCGAGAGAAACAAAGGCATTGATTTGCCCTCCGAATGGAATGCCCTTTAGAGAAGTTCCTATACATATAATTCAGTCCCAATATAATATTAATATCGGATTATTAAAACAATTTAGCCTAATTATTATTAATAATTTTATAAATAGTTCTCCGTTGAGAGATAACCAGAAGTTAGGTGCGATTTATATATTGTCGGCGTTAACTTTAGTGAATACAAGTGCGGCAGAATCCATGCCCTGGTTATATCATTCGGTCCTATAATTAAATAAGACCTAAAATGAATATAAAAAGATTCTTTATAGATATGTATAATGTCTACCACTGCTACTAAGTCGCCAAAGAAGACCAAGACCGCACCTAAGTCCGTGCCTGAGGTTTCCACCCCTAAGGTCGTTGAAGCACCTGCCCCCGTTCCTGTCGTCGCTGAGACTCCTGTTGAGAATGTAATCGCACCTCTTGTATCTGATACTCCTCTTTCTGAGTTGTTTGTCAGCATGAATAAGACTCTTCATGACCTTGCCACTGCGGTTGCTTTGGTGAAGGCCGAGCTCCGCACGGTTGAGAAACACGTCACCAAGGAGCTCAAGGTTCTTGATAAGTTTAACGCAAAGAAGAATAAGAACAAGGGCAATCGCGCTCCCAGTGGCTTCGTCAAGCCCACTAAGATTACGAATGAGCTTGCTGATTTCCTCGGCAAGGACCATGGCACTCTTATGGCGCGAACTGATGTGACCAAGCAGATGACTGCTTACATCCGTGCGAACAGCCTTCAGGACAAGAAGAATGGCCGCATTATTCTTCCTGACACCAAGCTTCGCAAGCTCCTCAAGCTCACGGATGCTGACTCGCTCACTTACTTCAACCTCCAGAAGTATATGTCTCCTCACTTCGAGAAGTCGGTTGTCGCATAAATAATAGAATAAATTAACAACTTACAAAAAAAAATAAAAGGATTGCGTTCCATCATGCTTTCATAGCTCAGTTGGTTAGAGCGTGTGACTGTTAATCACAAGGTCGACGGTTCGATCCCGTCTGGAAGCGTAACCCAATTTAATATTATCTTAATGTGATAATATTAAAAAACTTATCTAAAACTTGGTATCAAACATCGAATTAATTGTGTTGGTAATTGTAGTCATTCCGCCAAACATTCCGCCCAAGGAAGACCCACCGCGTCTTACACGCTTCGCAGTTCTGCGACGTTTTTTATAACCACCTCTTATTTTTGGTTCTTCTAGTTCATCTAATGAATTTGTATTTAATTTACCACCTCTTAATGTAGGTTCTAGTTCACTCAATGTATTTAAATGTATTTTACCTCCTCTTAATTTTGGTTCTTCTAGTTCACTAAAATGTAAACCACCGCCCATTTGTTTACCTTCAAACGGGGTCTCAGTATTTAATTTACAACCATTTCCACCTCTACGAGTTTTACGGTTTCTTTTGGATTTACGCAGTTTAGTCATTATATATATATGTTTTATTAAAAATTTATACATTAAACATTTATACGATTCCCTTTTATAAAAACCAACTCTTTTAAAGTCCACAATTTATTATAGTTATGTGGTAGCATAACATCTCCTAAATACTCTATTTGTTTATTTATAGTTTTAAATGTAAAATCTATTCCCTGGTAATTATCCATCAAACATCCAATATTCCAACCTTTTTCAATAATGAGACGAGACATTCTAAATTCTCTTTTTATTACTAATTCAACAAAATCAGTAATATATCTTTTTTGTGTAAAAATGTCATTTTCTATTAAATAGTCTAATGCTTCTCTATCCATGCTAAATATATAACTTTGAACATGACTTTCATTCACAGGGTCTATCATTTTAGGGCCATATACACTAAAACAACAATTAATTGTGCTTCCGAATAGCTTTACTTCATTCTTCTTTAGGCCCTCATTCTTTAGGCCCTCATTCTTTAGTCCCTCAATATATATATCAGTCCATTTACCTTTATAATAGCTTGGCACAAATGGGCCTATTACAGATGAATTTACAAATATAAAGTTATCATACTGTTTATATAAATCATTTGTTAATATACCATCACTCCACCCCCCAAAGTCATATCCTATGTTTTCTCTATAAAGCACCTTTATATAATCGGGGAGAGATAAAGTAATACTTTTACTATTACATACTACTAAAAAATCAATATTAGCATCCTTAAATATAGCATCAAAAAACTTATTCACTCTATCATTTAATTGATGGAATACATATATTACTAAAGTTCTCATATAAGTATTTCAAATACCGACATATAATTATTTGTTAATTTATACGAGTCCAAACTATCAATCATCTCTAATAACGGTTTATGTTTATAAATACTTTTTATATAATGGAAAAACAGTAAAATACTTTTAGTATCCTTTGTAAATTGTAATAATGTTTGGTTGTGCTCTACAAACCATGCCATTGTTTGTTCATAATGAAATAATAATACGGGCGTTAATACATAATAACAAAACATGTTTGTAGTTTCTTTAAATGGCAATACTCTATTTTTATCCATTAATGATTCATATGTAAACCCCATATTACCCAATATGTATTTCATCTGAAGAAACGAATATATTTTTTCTACTTGTATATTTATTTTCATTAGTTCTTCAAACTCTTCATACATTATATTTTTTTTTGTAGAATAAGATATTACTGCTATATTTAAAGTCCTAGCCCAAAACTCACAGAGAGACTCAAAAAATAAAAAATCACTTTCTATATTAAATAAAGGTTTGAATAATTTGGCGTAATCCTTGTCGCTGCTTGAAAAATCTAAACAGAATAAATGGAAACATTCATGTATAAATACTTTAAACCATTCTTCCTTTCTAAATATAATAATTTCTTTATGGTCGTCTGGGCCCTCCTTTAATGGGCACGATGTTGCGCCGCTATTAGTTGTATCTGGTTTTACTGGCATGACAGGTTGCTCTTTTTTAAAATCGGTTAATATAAGTTTAAAAGTAAATACATTATATCTTGTTTCAGCATTTTGGGCGCACATAATGAGTATAAGTTTTATAAAATAAATATATTTATTCAATTGTATTTCTGTTTGAGTATAAATATTGACTATATATGTTGCGTCTTTTATTTTAAAAGTTATAGTATGATGTATAAATTCATTTTTATTTATAAAATTTAAAATTTCAGGGGACATAAATGGCGAATCTATATTTTTTACAGGTTTGTTATCTGTAGTTATCGTATGTTCTATTATTGTATCCGATGCTTTATCTAGTAAGGTATACAATAATTTAATAAAATAAGTGTCCTTTATTTCAAATTTTAATTTAGATTCATAATTTTCAAATATATAATTTATGTTTTTATTACTTGTAGGTGTTAATTTAGCAATGTTATATTTCATTTATTATATTATTTTATTATTTATTTAGATGTTTTACTTTTAACCTTTAATTTACCACCTAACATTGTTATTTTTGATTTATTTGATTCAGTCGAGTTTGAGTTTGAGTTATTGCTTGAATTTGAATTTGAGTTTGAGTTTGAGTTTGAGTTTGAGTTTGAGTTTGAATTTGAATTTGAATTTGAATTTGAGTTTGAGTTAGTTGATACTTTATTCAAATTTACAGGTGTAACTTTATTCAAATTTACGGATGGATTATCAGAACTAGTCTCAGAATTATTGTTTGAGTTTAACTTTGTATTTACTGTGCTAAATCCTCCGGGACCAATGCCTTCTGGTGTGCGTGGTTCAAATGTTGGTTGTATATTTTGTTTTGTAATTGCGTTAGATTTTCCTACTCCAATATTTTGTCGTGGTTCAATTTTTGATTGTGTATTTAGTGTGCTAAATCCTCCAGGGCCAATGCCTTCTGGTGTGTATCCCTCAGATTCTTCTTGAATATTTTCACTAATAGGTTGTAATGGTTCAAGCCCAACAATCGGTCTAGCATTCAGTGATGTTCCAATAACCTTTGATTTATTTAATGGATTAGATGTTTTAGCTTGTTCCTCCAATTCTTCAGCTTGTTCCTCCAATTCTTCAGCTGACTCTTCAGTTGGCTCTTCAGCTGGTTCCTCTTTATACGGTGATAATGCTGTAATATCTTCTTCTATTATTTCTCTCGGTGTATCCGGCTCATAAACCTTTACTAATGTAGGCATTTGTCCCAATCTTACTACAACAATATTGGATGAAATGGTTGGAGGCATTTTTATATTTTTTTTATATTCATCGTCACTTAATAAAATGTTCTCTGTATCAATGTAAATAAACCGAACATTTAAAAACATTTCTAACACATACAACATAAACATAAAATGGTCTGGATTTGTAGTCTTCAATGATTTTAAAAGAGCCTTATCTATTACTTTATCTTTAAACATATTTAATAAATCTTTATACTCTGTTCCGAGTGCGGGTTTACCTTGTTTGGTATAATATATAGTACATGCTATTTTCAAAGATGTAATTTTTTTGTTTTGTTCTTTAATTTTAGAAACCACATTTGTTTCAGGAACTACGTATTCATTTAAATAATCAAATATATTTACACCTTCGACACTTGATGCTTTATTTGTAGATTCAACCTCTTCAAATTCCGTAATTAATAAGGGTTTATTGTAATATATATCAAACATTAATAAAGCGCCATCAGGAAATGTAGTTAAGTCATATATTTCTTTACTATTGCTTGTAGTCATTTCATATACGCCTAATTTGGCTATGGCTTTTTCATTTTTTATTACATATACATAAAAATAAACAAGACCCTGTATGCGTTTATCTTTGATAGGTCTGCCTGGCGCAATTAATACGTTTTTACCAAATACATTTATGCGATATAACTCGCTATCAAAGGCATCATCATCTTCATCTAAATCATCCAAGGATACTTCATATACTTTGTCAGTAATTTGTGATTTAACCCGGCTTTGTTTTTCCATATTATAAATTAGATTTATATTTTTAATTGTATTCTTTAATTATATCTAATATATCTAAACATTTAAAGTTTATTTTCTTAGATATGTTTAATTTTTGAATTGTTAAAATTTTGTCATAAATTGTATTCATTTTGTCATGAAAAATTAAAAAATCTATACATTCCTTAATAATTATAAAAATATTATTAATGTATTCCTCATTTTGTTCTGGCGTTGATTTATTTTCCATTAAACTATTTAATAGAGTTACTGCCAAATCAACAATATTGTCTAAGGAGCAAATATTCTTTTTCATTAAATTTATAAAAAATGTTAAACTAGCCTTCAATGTTTCTACTTGTTTTACATATACACAATATTCATCATAATTTGTGTTGGGGTCAGCATATTGTAATTTATCTAATAGACCCTTTGTGTGTGTATCAAATCTTTCTTGAAATACGTTATAGAATTCTCGTTTAATTTGGATTAGTTCGAAATATAATTTAGAGAATAATTCCGAGTAAAAAATATTAGAACTTGCGATTTTAAATATTAATTCTGTAATCTTATTAATTTCGTCTAAATCATTTATATTGCTAATCATATCAAATAATTCTACCTTTAGTTTGTCATAATTCTTATCTGTCATTTTATTTAATATCTTAAATATCTGAGAGATATCATCCTTCTTGTTTATTACCGTTTTCTTTAATATAACCGTAATGGGTATATTTAATTGCGTTTTTAACATATTTAACATATTTAAACTGGATTCGTCCAATTTTACAGTGTTCTTATCTAACTTTAATGATATCTCCATAATTTTGTCATAGGAATATATCATTGTATTATATTAAATGATATATTTATATTCGTTAATTATAAAATTATAATTTAATACATTCATATAATGTTTGATTATGAAAAGACTATTAATGAGATGTATGATACAAGCGCCCCTACACCAGTGACATATGATTCTAGTTATTTTAAATTACCTATTGAATATTCAGAGCATAGAGAGATAAATGATATTATAAGAACCGATATTGAACTTTTATCTACCAATAATATCTATAAACACGTTATACCCGATTCAATACTTGTATCAAAGTGGAGCTCGTTTTATACTACGGATAAATTATTTTTGAAGGACACTCAACAACATATTAAATATTATCAAGCGTCGGTCTCTTCTGAGACCATGTTTTTAGAGTATAAAAAGTTTAAGGAAGAGAGTAGTTTTATTGAAAAATATCAATATATGAGTCTTAAGATGCTTAAACCTCTTAATAATTATACATTATTTTTACATTTTTTGGGATTTTTTAATTTAGCCAGTCCAGCAATATCTCTCTTATCTCCCATATTTGCCTTAATTATTCCATTTGTCATTTTAAAATGTCGGGGCATTCCAATTACAATCGCCATGTATATCGAGTTTCTTAAAAAAATGATAAAGCAAAATAGTTTTTTTAAATTATTTACTGATTTTACAACATTAAACTCGCAACAAAAAATGTCGGGAATAGTAAGTATTTTATTTTATATATATCAAATTTATGCGAATATAATGTCGTGTATTAATTTTTATAATAATATTCATAGTGTTTCTGGGTTTCTTAATAAATATAAAACACATGTAAAATCCAGCATTCTTTTGTGCGATAAAATCCAGGGGTCTATACAGAAGTATGAATCCTATACGGCTTTTTATAATGAAATCACTTTACATAAACAGACTATGAATTCTTTACTAGAGAGATTAAATATATTGTTACCTTATGATAATACGGTATCTAAATTATCACAACTTGGTATTTATATGCACCTATATTATGATTTATATTTTAATGAATTATACCACAACACATTTATGTATTCTATTTTCTTAAACCAGTATGATAAGGATATTAGCGCGTTAAATACTTTGGTTAAATCAAAGAAGATTAATAAATGTAAGTTTAGCAGCAAAACCAAGATGACAAAAATGTATTATTTGCCGCATATTAATAATTCACCTGTCAAAAATAATGTTGAATTAGATAAAAATATTATTATTACGGGGCCAAATGCGTCTGGAAAAACAACCATATTAAAATCCATCTTAATCAATACATTACTCAGTCAGCAAATTGGTTATGGGTGTTATTCAAAAGCAACCGTTAAATTATATGATACGTTTCATTCTTATTTAAATATTCCAGATACTTCGGGGAGAGATAGTTTATTTCAGGCAGAGGCTCGCCGGTGTAAAGAGATACTCGAACAGATAACTAACTCACCGGAAGAGAATCATTTATGTATTTTTGATGAGATATATTCTGGGACTAATCCAAATGATGCCGTATTATGTGCCAATTTATATTTAAAAGGGATGAATCATTTTAAGAGTTCGGTTGATTATATTTTGACAACGCATTATATTCAATTGTGTGAAAATTTCAGTAAGGATACATTAATTAAAAACTTAAAAATGAATGTATTGGTAGATGATGACAGAATTAAATATTTATATGAGATTGTATCTGGGATTTCGTATATTCATGGGGGGAAACACATATTGAAGGAAATGAATTATCCTGAGTATTTATTTACTCTATAGGTTTCAATAAATCAATATATGAGTCGGGTGAATAAAACCCATTTTTTCCATTATACACATCTATCATTGTTTTGAATGCGTATTCGTATTTTTTGCCTACATTATACATGTCATATAATCTAGTTGCTCTCTCATTAATATATTTTCTATCAAATTTATCATCTAAGGCCATTTGAACAGCAGTAGTAAAATCCGCCAATGTGTGACAAAACATGCCCGTTTTAAATGGTTCTATTGTTTCTACAAATGCGCCGCAATCATTTGTGATAACTGGCGTGCCGCATAATTGCGCTTCTACGTTTACCCCGCAAAAAGGTTCCAAATACATACTTGGCGCGATTAATGCTGCCAAACTACCCAAGAAATCGCCTCTGTCTAGCCCATGTATAGGCGGCTTATATACAATATTAGGATGAACTAGATATCGGGTGGGGTCACCCTGGCCGCATATAGTAAAGGTTATTTGAGGGAATTTTTTTGCCAATTCCACAAATACATTACACCCCTTTATGTCGCCAATTCTTCCAAAATATCCAACCTGTTTTTTATCGGGGTTTAAACTTAGGGGCCACTCTAGTGTGTCGTAGTAATTAGGTATAACAAACCAATAATGTTGACATAACTTGTCTTCTTTTGTCATCGTCACATGTAATTTACAGTAACTCTCAAATATTCTGAAATTTTTATAGGAACCATTATAGCCAATTCCTGATTCTACTTCTAAGTAATTTAAACCAGATATGGCTTGTTCTACTGAATGTCCGAAAGGTAAACATATAATATCTGTTTTGTTTGACCTGTAATTTTCTTGTAATGCCGTTTTAAATCTTTTATTAAATTCGGCATATAATGGAGTGCCTATATTAGCTAGGTCGCCTATAAATTGTTTAGTATCATTTAATTTTATTACTATTTCATCTTCTGTTAACGTTGGATGTAAAAATTTATAAGACTCTACTTTAAGTTTGGTCCATTCATCTTTTGTAAGTAAATCAATGTTTTTAGTCGCATTTGGTTGCGATGTTTCAATTCCATAATGATATACGTCGAATCCTCTGCTTATCATCATTGGAGCAAATCTTAAGACTTTACCTGTAAACGCACAATGACTATATTCATTTATAGTAATTGTATGGGGTATCGCCGGCATATGCAAACGTATCATATATAGTTGATAAATAATTAATATTTATATAGTTTATATGGAAAAACAACTTACCGAAGATGATTATATTAAACAAATAAATAAGAGATTTAATCAAATAGGGACACCATATTCAAAGCCAAAAACTATGGCGTTTATGGCTGATGGCGAAACACAGGAACTCGAGGAGCCTGATAATACATTTACGTCTATGAATTATGTATGGAAAGTAATAAATGAAAACCCTGGTAAAACTTACGTGTTAATGAATAGAGACCAGGCTATACGATTTATACGAGTCGTAAAACAACGTATATTAAAAATATTAAATACTGATATAGATTTTATTAATATACATTTATCAAAGGATGAGAGAAGGGCATTTGATAAAAAAACAAATGCTAAATTTATAGAAAAAATGACAAATAGAATACGAGATGTTGCTGCCAAATATAATATTACCGATGAAGATTTATACAGGGATACTCCAAAAATATTACAACACCATATAGTGGCAAAAATGTATGAAAAACCTTATGTGCCAGATGATGCTGAATCTTCACCCATGTATTATCCTGGTGAACCATCGCCAGAGTATAAAGCAGAACAAGAATTGCCAAAGAAAAAGGTCTTACAAAGGGTCATGCCGAAACCAAGAGTATCAAGAAAACAAAAGGTGACGCCAACCGTTGTTCTACATTCAGACAAAGTAAGCACTAATATTTCTGAATTTCAACTTGAAATGGAGGAAATAGACGAAAATGATAAAGAAACTCACTCATTAAAACAAGAAGAGGACACACCCGTAATTACACAGAGAGTTATTAGTCTTAAAAAAGAATTTTTAGATAAGTTTACTACCCAAGTATATGACTTGTTTGAGAGGGACTATGATATAGATGTTAAAGAATTAAATAGTAAACTTATAAAAGAGTATACATGGTTATTGGTTGGTATTAGAAATAGCGCACATTTTAGAGAAAGCACTGGAATTCAAAAATATAATAAAACACGAATTGATGTTCGAAAAGAAAAAGAAATGGCGCAAAAATTAGGAATGGAGCAAAAATTAGGAATGGAGCAAAAATTAGAAAAAGAAAGAAAAATGCCCAAACCAAGAGGTAGCAGACGAATTAAGATTGTTGAGCCTGCGTTTGCTCCGACTGCGTTTGCCGCGCCTGCGTTTGCTCCAAAACCACTCCCGAAACCAAGAACCCGTAAACAAAAAACAAATGCTCCAAATTTAGCAGTGCTTAATCCAACCGTGCCTAATACCGCCGTTCTTAATCGAAATACAGTGAAAAAAAAACCAGTGCCAAGAACTCGTAAAACAAAAACAAACGTCCAACAAATGAACGTCCAACAAATGAACGTTAAAAAAGTAAATGCGCCAAAATTAACTCTTAAATCAAAACCTAAGGCTCCTCTACCCAAATCTCGCCAATCTAAAAAAAATAAGGCATACTCTAACGCAGCAATAAAATTTAATCAACCTAACACAACATTATAATATTTTATATAGTATATGATGTATACACGTAAAATAGGATTAATATTAAAGAATAACATATTAGAAAAAGCATATAATATTGAAGTAAAGCAAACCAATAAAGGTTATAATATTACTGGCATTAATAATGGTAAAATTATCAAAAAATCAGTCCGTTATATTAAAAATAATAAGAAAATGAATAAAAAGAAAACAAATAAAAAGAAAACAAATAAAAAGAATAAAAAATAGATTCGTCAAATTTAAATTAAAGATATATTCATTAATTCTATTATATGTTTTCGTCCATTTTAGATATTAGCAGTTTTTTTATTGGTATGTTAATCAATCTTCTTCTTATCGCGTTAATATGTTATTACTTTAAGAGAAAGTATGAATCGTTGGAAGTGGCTCAAAACGAGCAGGCCAAAATTCTTTATAATTTAATACAGTCACAAACGCCTCGTAAACAGTTTGATATTAATGAATTAATGAATAATAATATGACTAAGAGTCTAAATACATTTGAGGTAATTGAAAGTGATTCTGAGTCTGATTCTGATTCCGAATCGGAAGATGAGTCCTCGGACGAAATTAAATGTTTAATTCTTAACGAGAATGTATCTGTTGAGGTAGAGGAAATTGACCCTACTCCCTTATTAATTACTAAAATTTTGGATGAGCCAATTGAATCCAATAATGAATCCAAATCTGCCAGTGAATACAAATCTTTGTTTGAACCAATAAGTGAGGTTAAAAAAGAGGATGATTACAGCAAAATGACAATGAAACAATTAAAGGATATTTTATCTCAAAAAGGTATTTCTAGCAATCCTCGTATGAAGAAAAATGATTTGATTAATTTAATTGAGACTGGTGTTACCGACACCCTTAATTTATCGGGTGATTTGACCGAAGTTATTATATAATAATATATTAAATGAGTTGGGGAACTAATTATGTAACTGCTAATAATATTACGGTGCCATATCCTGGCATTATTCAAGATGGTCGCTTTTTTACGGATTACTCACCAAGCGCTGTTTTAAATGATTCAATTAAAATTCAAAATGGCATTTCATCCAACAATAAATATAAGGAGTTTTTAACAAAGAACGCGACTAGTATTATGTCAAAAAATTTTAAAACGGCTGGAACACAAGATTTAGGCAAAACATATCCGTATACATTTTCGGATGTAAATGATAAAACCATACCTCCTGGATATGAAACAAGTTTACCTAAGAATATGTATCTTACGAGAGAACAATTGAACGCAAACCAATTCAGACCCTTAATAACACATTTTTAAAAGGTGACTTAATATAGTATAAACATACATTATATATATTTAATATAATGTATATTAGCATTGATGTTGGTATAAAAAACCTTGCCTATATTGTATACGATGATACCATCGTTGAATGGAAAGTAATTGAACTTTGCCCTACAAACGCAAGTAAAGCCAATATTATTGATATTGGGAAAAAACTTTACGAAGTATTAGAAGATATTAAATATGATTTTGAAGAGGCCATCATTGAAAATCAAATTGGACCCAATGCGATAAGAATGAAATGTCTTCAAGGGATGATAACCATGTATTTTATCGGTAAAGGCGTCAATGTTACTTACTGGAATGCTGCCAATAAATTAAAACCCTTTATACAAACTAAAACTACTTATGCTGAGAGAAAGAAACTAAGTATTATTGTAACACGTGCTATTATTGATAAATATTATAATACGCAGTTGGCTTATTATAATAGTCATAAAAAGAAGGATGACCTGGCCGATTGTTTTTTACAGTTAATAGATTATTTTTCCAAAAAGGGAATTAAAAATATAAATAGTAATGAGTTAAATATAAAGTTATAGATTATTTAATATATAATATGGAAGAGATTAATTTAGATAGACTCAATATGGCCGACACACCATCTGTTAATTTCGGCGGAGGAATTGAGCTCTTAATGAATGATAGAAAAAAAGTGTCAAGTGGCGACCACATATCTCTTGAGGATGAATTAAAAGAATTGGATGATTTAGGTAAAAATGAACCTTTTAAATTTGAGGCCAAGCCTATTAAATTTGAGGGTCGTAATATTAATTTAGATAAAAGGGATGCCCCTATTTTTATTGGTAAGGAAACTATTAATATGGATACTCAACATCAAGCTCCAGATGGATTCAAGCATATCGATAATATCCCATTGGAAGAGGCCATGAAAAATATAGAGCATAAAAGTAAGGAAGATATTCTAAGAGAGAAGTTCCAATATTTGCGAAAGTTAGAAACATTAGAAGGAAAGGGAGTCAATCTATCTAAACGATACACGATGGAGTCGTCCTTAGATGAGATGAAGGGCGAGTATGAGTATATTATTGCCGAAAAAGAACAGAAAAATAGCAAGCAATTTCAGGGCAAGGTATTGACCACATTGATTACCGGGCTTGAGTTTTTAAATGGAAAGTTTGACCCGTTTGATATTAAACTGGATGGTTGGTCGGAACAAATTAATGAAAATTTGGATGATTATGATGAGATTTTCGCCGAACTACATGATAAATATAAATCAAAGGCAAAAATGGCACCTGAGCTTAAAATATTGTTTCAATTGGCCGCGTCCGGTATGATGATTCACATGACAAATACCATGTTTAAATCCGCCATTCCTGGCATGGATGATATTATGCGCCAAAATCCTGACCTTATGAATCAATTCACAAAGGCGGCAGTTAATTCGATGGAGAACACCTCGCCTGGGGTTGCGGGCTTTATGAATGAATTTAAATCTAAGCCAATGCGCGAGGAAATGCGGCCACCTCCTATGCATCGCGAGGAAATGCGCGGCCCTGATAACATCAATACCATTTTAAGTGGACTAAATAAAAAGATTGACTTAAATGACCGCAATGAAAGCACTATTAGTGCTGAAGAACTCGATAGCATGTCTAATATTCCCACGTCAAGGCGCAAACGCAGAAGTGATAAAAATACTATAAGTTTAGATGTATAATAATATAAAGATAACCATAATTATTGTGTATATGTCTCAGCTCGAACTTCTTAAAACGCATATTGAAAATATGGATACTCGAATTAAAACGATTGAATCAGAAATTAATGAAAAGAAACAAGTTATAATTAATTATCAAAATCAAAAAAATGAAATTGAATTTCATCTTGCTAATGAAAATGAATTGTATTCTAAATTGGTTGAGAATTATAATTATTTGTGTGAGGTAAAACAAAATACTTCTTCTAACTACAAACAACTAGAGGATGCTGCGACTACACTTTTGGATATTTTAAGGAATAAATGCGACGGGATATAAGTTTACGATGTGTTTTTTTTGTTTTACGATGAGGTTTAATTCTCCGTTTTCTATTTGACCCACCCGAAAACATTTTCATTACTTTATAATAGCCCTCTTGAATTTTCTTTTTTCTACTTTTACATTCTGCTGCTAAATACAATTTAACCGGGTCCGATAATACGTCCTTTGTAATTTTAATTAAATTTAAAGCAAATGTTTTTTTGGGGTTTGATAATTGAGACAATAATTCAGATGGTAAAACAGACGTTCCGCATGGTTTATTATCACATCTTAAAAAATCTCTTTCTTCTTTATTGTATTTAAAATATTCTGTAATTTCGGTGGTTCTTTTGGGTTTATCAATTTCATTAACAGGAGTGTATTCATATTTAACCATTTTAAAATTATCCGAAGTTGCCTTTTCCTTTTCCTTTTCTGTTTGAATTACAGTTGATTTTATTAATATAAGTGTATTCAATTCAAACAAAATACTACAAATTCCTCTTTTTATTCTATCTTCAAATATTATATTCGATTTAGAATCGTTTACCGTTGATTTATTTATGTTTTTTTTAAAATTTTCATAAATAAAATTATTATATTTTAATAGTTCTTGGTCGTTTAAATTTATATCTAAAAACTCAACGGCGAGACGGGTTTTGTCGGTATATTTTTTTTCTGATATTAAATAAGCCTTTAAACTGGGTATGTCATACACTGTATCTTTGTAATATTTAATATTTATATTTTCCTTGTATTTATTATCTATCATTTTATGACTAAACCATTTATAATTTTCAAATACTGACCTTTCCTTAAAGTAATCTATATAGTTATTATTGTCCCATGTAACATTCAATTGTTTTGTAATATCCTTGTATTGAGTTTTTCCAAAATTATACCTAATTTCAAATATTCGGTTCTTACGCGGTGTTTTTTCAACAGGTGTATTTTCTGGCGAGTTTGTAATGATTTCTTCTTCTCCTTCGATTTCAGTAAGTTCTTCTTCTAATTCCTTGTTTGTAGATGTTAATTTAGCCGTATCAGCTAAATATTCGTCAGTTCGTGTGTCCTTTCCTTTATATAAAGAGTTTTCGATTTTGTCAATCGTAAACGTATATTGATTTTTGGCTTTATTACTTAAACTAAAATAACCTATTCTTGGCTCAAATGTGCTAGAATATACTTTATATAATGTGTCTTTATTTGTTCGTATTTCATTTGTTACAACAGGTCTATCTAAATTATCAACGCGCATATAAATATTAAATAACGTTGAATTGTCGGTCGATGACAATGACTTCATGGCGGAGACATCGAGTCTTATTTTATAAAAATTGCCTAATTTATCTAACAATAATTGCTCGTTTTGTTTAAATGCAGTATCTTTTATATCAATTGGTTTATCCTCGGAATTTTTTAAATTTACTTTAATGTCCTTAGATAAATTATTAATTTTATTATTAATAGAGGTTACTGATATGTCACTTAGTTCACTCTTGAGTGTAGACGATTTATTTATTGTTTGTTGTCCTATTTTTTGAATTGATGAATAAAAATCGTTAAATTGCTTATTTAATTCTTCTGTCTGTTTTTTTTTTAATTCTGTTTTAAAGTAATGCGTAAATAGAGTGTTGTCATTATTTACAAAATATATTATTTGTGTAAATGGTTCATTCCCAACATTATTACCTCTATTTTGTATCATTTCTTTTATTGCGATTATATTGTCGCGAATGCGTTCCTTAAATGTATCTATATTTTCATTCGTGTCTGATATAAATGGTTTTATAAATGCTATTTGGTTCGAATTAAGATTAGAATTATTTAATTTATTTATTGCGGTCTTTAATTCGGCTTCTTCGGCTGGGTGAGTTCCTCCTGGGGTTGCTGCCCTGGCCGCATCCAATTTTGTCGTTGCGTCTATTACGTCTTGTTTTAAATTTGCTACTGAAGATTTAGTAACAGTTTTATTTGTAGTATATGCTTTATTTGTAAATATATCAGTATATATAGATGTTATACCAACCGATTCAATATATTTCACAAATCTAGATGCGCCATTATCATCTTCTTGTTCATAGCATGGTAAAATAAATAGAGTATTTTGTTGTGTTTTTAATAAATTAGATATGCTATATTTAAATAAATTTTTAAATATTTGGTCTTTAAATATATGCTTTTCTAAATTGGTTTCTTCTGTTTTACCTGTTTTTAACACATCATATCTTAATATGTTTAAATCTTTTATACCATGTGTCTTATCAAATACAATTTGTGTATTCGTTGGTTTTACATCAATAATATGTTGAAAAAAATTATTATCTACAGCATCAGTTAACTCTTCTTTTATAAATTCCATCGTTTCATAATAAAATGAGGTTTGATACCTTTTAAATGATATAGCCTCCGTTGAAGGAGTAATAAATTGAGGAGGTGCCATATAATATAACATTAAATAAAATTCTCCTTGAATAATTTATTTTCTATTTCATCAGTGTCCTCTTTTTTTGTTTTTAGTTTTCGCGCCAACTTCAATACCTTTATTGCGTCATTGACTTCCTTTTGTGTTACTCTATTGTTATTCGTGTCTAATGTAATATTTAATTCTTTATATTTTTCTGGTATTATACAATAGGTGCTGTGTTCATTAAACAAATAATCTGCGAAAAGAATAAATACGACTGTTAATATCAACGAAGTCACTATATCCCTCGTCCCCATCCATAATACTGCAAACACCAATATTTGTCGCCCTAATGAATACTTAATATAATTCTCTTGTGTTTTACTTAATTCAATCGAGATATATTTGGAGCCTATATTCATTGTTAACATCACAATGCCAGCAAAAAACTTATTATCATTCAACGATTTTAATATAGATAATGGACCTGATATATCTTTCTTTTTGGGCATTATATATTATATTTAAAATAAAAAAATATATTTATCTAATAAAGAATGTCTCTCGCATTTTATGCTTCACCCATAGATTTTAATAATAACATTGATTTAGAAAAAAAATTACAGGTAGAAAAAAGTAAAATTAATAAAAATATGATTACTGAGATGAAAACATCTTTGGAGGCCAGTCCAACTAATATCATGGATATTCACAAAAACTTAAAGGAAGATAATGATTCTGAATTGGATAATTTTTATAAAAAAGAAATGCCTGTTAAAGCTGAGCCCGTTATAAAAACTCAAGATTATATGCTTATGAATGAATCACTTCCTATTCCAAAATCAAGCAATTCTGAAATGCTTCATAAATTAAATAATATCATCGAATTATTTGAAGACCAAAAAGAAATAAAAACGGGGCAAAAGAATGAAGAAATTATTTTATATTGCTTTTTAGGAGTTTTTGTAATTTATATTATGGATTCATTCGTAAGTATTGGCAAATATAGTCGTTAACTTTATGTTGTCGTTAACTCTTTTGTAATACGACCATATATGTATGAGCCATATTAGGTATTTCATATGTATTTACTATTTTAAATCCGGTATCTATTGCCGATTGTTCTAAATTAGATATATCATTTAATACCAATTTATTTATTCTAGATTCATTATTGTTGTTTGTTATTTTTTCTGTTATAATATTGTTACTGTATTCGATATTATATTTATATTTTAATTCAAATGATTTGGATGGTTCATGATTTTTTATTTGAGAGATATGAAATCCATCTTTAATATATACAATGCCAACGAGCCCCTTATGAACCGTCCACCTATACATGACATCTAAAAACTTATCTATGTCTACCCGGTAAATGGTAAACAGAGGGCAAATGATATGTGTGTAAGTATTTTCCTGGAATATATTTTTATCTGTATAATCTCCATATACATATCTATTTTTAGGATATTTATATTTAGACATTTCTACCATTGCTTTAGAATTATCTAGACCCGTTACCTCGGCTGTTTCTGATAATAATTGAACTATATGGCCTGTTCGTGAACCAACACACAAAATATTTGGATTTGACCCTAATAATGGGGCCATCAATTTTATGACTTCTGTTTCATACGGTATTGTGTGTATTATTTCATCATATATACGAGTATAAAACGTATTATAGATTTTTTCATTCATAAATATTTTATATTCATTGTCATTGTCAAATCCTTCCCTCTTATAATAAGTAAATGCCACATATAATATTAATAGTATTATCAATAAATAAAGAATCATATGTATAATATATTATTTTTTTTTAATATATTAATATTAATGCAAATAAACGATATTTTGCAAATAAAGTTTGGAGACAAAACAAAAACGGAGGCCAAAATGGACAAAACCCACATAAATGATAAACGAATTAATTTCCAAACCACCACCTTTTCTAATTATAAAAAAACACACGTAATCAAGGAATTGTCTAATAGTATGTATTACCAAAAATTAGAAGAGGCATTTTTTTGGACGGGTGATTTATTATGTAGCGGGCACATTATTGACATTTGGAATGTTTACATTCATTTTATTTGTAAATATATACACGTAAATAATCCCAAATTACCCATTTATTTATATAAAAAGTTTGAAGAATTTAAATCTATTGCTCTTAAAATTTCTGACCTTGAGTTACGTAATAATGATGAGATTCGTGTATTATTTTTTACTATTACGGCAATTTTGTGTGAGTGTAAAAAGGACAGTATTTTAGATAACCTAAAATTTGATTTAAAAGATATTCATTCCAATCTAAAGGCACCGAATATAACTTATATACAATCCTTTTTTAGACCAGGTGACCCTAAGGAATATTTTATTGCTTTAAATGAATTAATGTATCACTTAAAAGATACCAAAAATAAAATGGATATATTATATTGGATTGAATGGGTGATTGAGTTTGAACAAGTATTAATCAAAAAGAAAAAACATATTGTTTGTATACAGCGCGATTTTGCCCCGAATACAAATATTATATGGTTAATATGGGAGTTGCTACTTTCTTTTAAAAAGGACCCTGTTCTTGAACGTATTATAGATGCCTTATTTAATTTATTTAGAATAAAATATACACCGGCGTCCAATAAAAAAAAGAAGTGTATTTTACATTTATGTATCATGTTTATAATCAATGATATCGATTACCAAAAAAAACTTGTTGAAAATGTAGCAATCTTTAATCATCTTGAAAAAAATATTGTTATTACATTCGAACAAATAAAAAAGAGTGAATCTTAATTTAATATAAATATACTATATAATGCCAAGAACTATAACTAATACATTTTCGGAAATGTATGCTAATGGTAAGCCGTTTAATTATAAAGGGGTGAACGTATCTGCTAATAATATATTAAAAAATATCGTTCCGAATCAAACATTTAATAACAATAATGGAGGAGAGCCGGCCAACGTAGCAAATACCGGTATTAAAAATAGTATTGTTGAGCCGGCTGCTATACCTTACGGTCTTATCATTTTTATTTTATTATGTATTGGTATAATTGGGGCTTTGTATTTTTACAGAGAGAAGATATACGAATTAATTGAAAAAATAAACTCTCTTGCTAATGTTGATACAAAGATAGAAGACTCTATTAAAAAATATGATACCGAATTACAGGAAAAAACTATAAAAGAAAAGGAAAATGAAGAAAAGATTAAAAATGACAATGTGAAAAAGGGTGCGGTAAACGAATTAACTAAAAAGGTAGACACACTCAGTAATTATAAACAAGAACAACAAGTAAAGGAAAATAGTTTTTGTTATATTGGTTATGAATCCGGTCAAAGAGAATGTACTAACGTATTCGATGGTGACATATGTATGAGTGGCGAAATATTTCCTAAATTGGATATTTGTATTAATCCACGGCTCCGTCCTTAGATGCTCGGTAGATATGGTATCGATGGGTCATAATACAATTGTGTAGTCCCGCCATTGACACCGCTGTTTGTTGATGGATAATTTTTTACGGGGCAATCTTCTTCGGTTGTTGCGCGTAATGCGACAAGTTGTTTAAGACGAGCCTGACTATAGCCTCTGCCATTTTTTACAACATTTGCATATAATTCCTTTTTTGTTGGAAGTTTTGTTTCAACGTATTTATATTGTAATACGCCTGCCTTTCGTCTCATTTTATACTCTTCGTATGAATACGTATTAAATGATATATCCTTTCCCGTTAACCTTCCTTCTAAAGTTGTAATTTGAACGCCAGATGTTCTTATGATTGCCGAACATGTCGGAGTAATTGAAAATGTAGTCGTTGGCATTTATATTATAAACTTAATTTATTTCTTCATTTGAAAAAAATGATTTTTTGAAAAAATAAAATTTTAAAATTTATACTTTCAAAAAAGGGGTACCCTCCCTCCCTGACTTTATTCTTTTATTCCAACCACTTACAAGAATAATATGATAAGAAATATATAAACAGAGAATAAAAATAAACAAACCAATATGCTTTAAAAATAATGAAAAATAAAAATAAAAGAATAGAGAATAAAAATGAAAATATTCTGAAAATAAGTATGCGATTGTGAGACCATAATGAGTGACAAGTAAGTGATTGTTTAAAATATTTATTTTTATTCGGTAAGTCTAAAGTAAGCATTCGGTAAGTCTAAAGTAAGTCCTTTGAATAAAATGGAATATATTGAGTGATTTTATACAATTGACACCATATACAGTGTTAGTTGTTTAAAACATGCGATTAATAAAAAAGAATGAAAGAATATTCTTTTTGTTTCTTCATTGAATTTTTTTGAAAAATTATTTTATTTTATTTTTAAAATTTATACCTTCAAAAAAGGGGTTCACTCCCTCCCTGACTTTATTCTTTTATTCCAACCACTTACAAGAATAATATGATAAGGATTATATAAACAGAGAATAAAAATAATCAAAGCATAATGCTTTAAAATAATCAATAAAATAAAATAAAAGAATAGAGAATAATTTTGAAAATATTCTGAAATTATGAATATATTGTTGGCATCATAATGAGTGTCATTCGCGCGAATGAATAAAATATTTATTTTTATTCGGTAAGTCTAAAGTAAGCATTCGGTAAGTCTAAAGTAAGTCCTTTGAATAAAATTGAATATATCGAATGATTTTATATAAATGGCACCATATACAGTGAGGATAATATATGAGTATATAATTCATGTTTTTTTATTAAAGAATAAAAAGAATAATTTCTTCATTGATTTTTTTTAAAAATTTTTAAAAATAAAATTTTAAAATTTATACTTTCAAAAAATAGGCTCCCTCCCTCCCTGACTTTATTCTTTTACTCCAACCACTTACAAGAATAATATGATAAGGAATATATAAATAGAGAATAAAAATAATCAAACCATTATGCTTTAAAAATAATGAAAAATAAAAATAAAAGAATAGAGAATAAAAATGAAAATATTCAATAAAATGAATACAATATTTAGCATCATAACAAGTAACAAAAATTACGATTGACAAAATGATTATTTTTATTTGGTAAGTCTAAAGTAAGCAATTGGTAAGTCTAAAGTAAGTCCTTTTTGTAAATATTGTATTATGCTGTAAATGCGCCGATAATGTGTCATAAGAATGAGTCTATTATGGTTTATAAAAATAGTAGAGAATAATTAAAATATAAAAGAATATATTTAGAATATATAATGACAACCTATAGTTGTTCCTATTGTTTTTTTTCATCTAATCTTAAATCAAACTATACTCGGCACATGAATTCTACGAAACATTTATTAACCTATGAGAGCAAATATAAAGAAGAAGCCGAATGTGCTAGTTATGAATGTAAGTATTGCGGCAAATTATATAAGCATAAACAGTCTGTATCTAAACATATTAAATATTCGTGCACAAAGAATAAGGACGAAGATTTAAAAGAATTGGTTCGTTTATTGAATAATCAACTTGAAAACCAAAGTAAAAAGTTCGAATTACAGCGAAAGGATTTACAAACACAGATACAAAATCAATCCAAACAAATTGAAAAATTAATGGGTAAATTAGAAATTAATGGGTCTTTTAATACAACGAATATTCAAAACAATATTCAATTGTTGGCCTATAAAGATACCGATATTTCTCATTTAACTGAAAAAGATTATAGCCAGTGTATTAAGAGGGTCAATTATTGTGTTATGAAATTGATTGAAAAAATACATTTTAACCCAAATAAGCCGGAGAATATGAATATTTATATTTCTAATATGAAAGATAAATATCTGATGGTTTATGATGGAGTGAACTGGAACTTGGCTAATAAACGCGACGAATTAGACAAATTATATGAGGAAAAGGAAATATTACTTGAGGAGTGGCTTGAACAAAATGAAGACGTGGAAATGAAGGACAAGTTTTTAAAGTATTTGAATAATAAAGAAACAGATGAATGTATTAATCGAATAAAAGAGGAAATTAAATTAATGATGTATAATAAAAAACAGACTATAGAATGACGATTATTTTGATTTTATTACTTCTCTATTACGTGGTCTTTGGACTTTCCCACTATAATACCCTCGCCTTCAAACAACTCCTGTCGAATCTCATCAAGAGTAGCATTTACACCCAAATTCTTCTCTTGAGTATTCATATTCGCAATACTTACAAGCTCTCCTTTTTCATTGATGGTCTGTGACAATTTATTGTTTGACTTGGCAGCCTTTTCAATATTATCTTGGATAGCGGCAACCTTGGCCTCCTTTACGCGCTTGTCAAACTCGCATTTTGCCTTGTCGTCGTTCTTCTTCTTTTCGTGCATGAGGTCATTTAACTCGGACTCCAAATATTGGACGTTGCCTGTCTTGTATGCCTCCGGATGGAATGGCATCCAGAGCCCGACTGGGCCAACATATACATCATGATTTGGGTCAATCTCGCGCAACATTTTACATCTCAACTCAGCCTCTTGCTGGCTGGGGAATACGCCACGGACCTTTAATCCGCGGACCGATGTCTGAAACTTATTTTGTTCCGAGAATGTTTTCTCTAGGCGCTCCTCATTATTATCAACGAATGTCTTATAGTCATCCTCAACGGTTTTCTTTAGTGTGGCGCGCTCACTTTCTACGAACTTTTTAAACTGCTCATGAATGTCGTCGCTTTTAATGTTGTATTTATACGAAATAAAATTGATGAACTGAATAAACTTCTCCATTGATTTATTAAATTCATACTCTTCTACAAAAGACTCAAACAAAAATAGGTTCTTGTTCTTAATCTCATTCTCTGGGGAAATAAAGGAGAGACAGGCAAACTTCTGCTCTGCGATTGGCTTATCCTCATCCAATAAATCAACGTTTTTAGACATTTTATATGTATACCTTTAATTATTTATATTTTTTTTCTCTTTAATATTATATGTTTAATTTTAAAGAAATCATGAAACGTATTATTAAATATTTAGTAGAGGGTTTGATGGTTGCTATTGCTTGCTACGCTATACCGAAGCAGTCGTTGCAGTTGGACGAGATAGCTTTATTATCGTTGGTTGCAGCCGCGACCTTTTCCATTTTAGACACATATTTGCCCGTCATGAGCGATTCTGCGCGAAACGGGACCGGATTGGGTATCGGGCTAAGGATCGCCGGTATAGTCCCGTAATTTGGCATCATAACCAGTAACAAAATATATTATTAATATTAAAACTTTTTTACACATCATAAAACAATTGTATCGTTTCAATTGTTTTATTTGTTGTATTGATTGGATTTATCCAATAATTAATATGTTCTTCCAACACATTTAATCTTTCAGTCCATTCGCTATTTTTTGATTTTTTTACAATACACATGCCTCTCTTGTCTATACCCCAACAAGAAGTTACGTTTGTTCCATTTTTTTCATAATCGTCAGGATTAAATCTAATAAATACAATTGGTCTATGCGCAAAATCTTGTGACAATTCCATTGTGCGTTTATTTTCACAACTACAATCATAATTTGTATGTTGGTTTTCATCTATTTCTACAATAATAATTTGGTATAACAAGTCCAATACTAAATCAGGCCTTCTTTTAGAACACCCACCCGATACTATTTTGTCTGCTATCCAATTTAAATTTGGAAATTTGGTTTTTATATATTCCACAACAGTATATTCTTTGGTTTTATAATTACGGGATACTGGTTTATCTGGAAACAAGTTTGTGTAACAAAAGAGGCAATATCCGTCATATTTTTCTGTAGAATGGGTTGAACACCAAACACTTTTACAAGTTTTAGATATTACATTCACCATTCCTTCCATTTTATGTGCTGAACAATACAACGTTTTTATTTCACCATTAATATTAAATAGTGGGCGTTTATTGCATCCTTCATGAATACAAGTTTTAGATATTACATTCACCATTCCTTCCATTTTATGTGCTGAACAATACAACGCTTTTGTTTCGCTATTTTTATTAAATACAGGTTGTTTATTACACTCAATGCAAGTTTTATTTTTTACATCCACCATTCCTTCTATTTTATGTGCTGAACAATACAACGTTTTTGTTTCGCCATTAATATTAAATGTTGGGTGTTTATTGCAACCTTCATGAATACAAGTTTTAGTTATTACATTCACCATTCCTTCCATTTTATGTGCTGAACAATACAACGCTTTTGTTTCGCTATTTTTATTAAATATTGGGTGCTTATTGCATCCTTCATGAATACAAGTTTTATTTTTTACATCCACCATTCCTTCCATTTTATGTGCTGAACAATACAACGGTTTTTTCTCACCTTGTGTATTAAAAGCTGGTCGTTTATTACACTCAAGACAAGTTTTAGATATTACATCCACCATTCCTTCCATTTTATGTGCTGAACAATACAACGCTTTTTTCTCACCTTGCGTATTAAAAGCTGGTCGTTTATTACACTCAAGACAAGTTTTAGATATTACATTCACCATTCCTTCCATTTTATGTGCTGAACAATACAACGCTTTTTTTTCTCCTTCTTTGTTAAATGTTGGTTGTATATTACAATCTGTTTCATTACACATTTGTTTAGTATCTATATATACAAATAATTAAATCAATTTTTTTAATAGTCGATACATTCAAATAAATTTTAAATAATAACAATATATGACAAACAAATTAAAAATCGGCAAAGTAATTGATAAAGGATTATTAAATTCTGTAAACGAATGTACCTTAAACGGCAAGAAATACATTGTTAAAATACAGCACGTTACACAAAAGGAACAAACCAATAAAAATGGCCCCGTATGGAATGAAATAAAATTTTCACTTAATTTTGCCAATAAATATCCCAACAATTTTATGTCATTAATTCAATATTCATTTGAAAATGATTGCCAACATATACAATTATCTTGGAAATTAGATGAACCCATGGCACCATGGGGTGATAAATTAGTCGCTGAATATAAAAAACGTATTGCCGAAAACATATGCATTTATAAAATATATACGCGAATGGATACTATATTAAATAAAATAGTAAATAAATTAACCCATTTACAGCTATATTCAATGTTAGCTCAAGTCTCTTACGCAATGAGATTATTACATAAACACAATTATATACACGGCGATTTACACCCAGGTAATGTAGGCGTAATGAAAACTGGATTAAAAGCAAAAATAAAACTCGGAAAAAATACGATACCTACTTACGGTTATCAATATAAATTAATAGATTTTGGAATGACTACGCATAAAAAGGACGCAATAACTAAGTATGATAAAGAACGTTTTTCCAGAGAAACCAATTATGTATATGATGAGGGATTATTTACATCAGTATGTTCTTATATTTCTTGTGATATAGACAGTTTCGATGAAATGATGAAAACATTAAAAAATACACAAGAGTACGCATTTATTAATGAAATAAACTCTACGAACCAAACTACACAAGAATGCCTATATATGACGCTTTTTCCTGAAAAATATGCCGAGTTGTTAAATGGAAAAATAATTCGCGGTCCTTTATTACCCATATCAGATTTAATATTTTTTGCCAAATATGGTATGCATTCGGATGAAACATACGAATATCTTCTTGACAAAATGAAATAGTGGGCAAAATGAAATAGTGGGCAAAATTAAACAGTAGAAATAAAATCCCAATTCAATTCGTCGCAAATTTGTCTCCAAATCGTGTCCTGTTCTACCTTCTTTTGGTCTTTTAACATCGGAAAAAATTCCAAATACTGTCTCTCACCCAATAGCTCACACAATTTATAGAGAGTATAATAATAATTTAAAAAATTCACTCGGTCATTCGGGCAATATTTTGAGTAAGGAATTTGGATATCCATAAAAAGATTACATAAGGTTTCCTCTAGCTGCGGCGTCATGACGGGCGGTTTAATGCCAAGTTTATCTTTAATAAAGGGTATGTGTTCATAGTATTTATTATAACCCAATTTTTTCAATATTTCTTTCGTCTTTTTATTGGTCAATTGGTCAATCGTGATTCTTTCTTTTTTAACTTGATTGCTTATGCGCTCTATAATGTCTTTTGGAATATCAGTTGATTCTTTCGCCTGAAACTGTGACAATATCTCTCGGAAATGATTTATTCTTTTGTAAGCATAAAAGGATATTTCTTTAGGAGGTTCCTTATAAGACGGTTTATCATTATCTACTAAATATTGGTGTGTAGTAAAACAAACATTACATAAAATTACACCTTCATGGTTTACTTTTATAAGCTCGCCCTCATTACAATGACTACATACATTTTTATTATAAGCATACTCGTTTACGGTCATCATGTCAAAACTATTCTTTTTTAAATATTCTTGTATACAGTGATTAATTGATTCATAAGGCGCCTCCTTTTCTTCCTTGAAATTAAAAAAAGAATTAATTGTTTTTTTAGGAGTATTATTTTTATCGATGTTTTGTTTAGTTTCAAAATATTCAAATAAATATTTAGAGTTATCTAAAAAATATTTATTTTTTTCATTAATAATTAATTTAATCCTATTTTCATAATCATCTATTTTGCTATTTATTTCTTTTTCATTCTCTGGTGTTTTTATTTCATTTAGTTCCTCTATTTTTTTGTTTAATTTAGGAATTATTATGTTGAATTTATTTTGAAAGTATTTCAGCTTGTTCGTATATAAAATGTCTAATGTTGTATCTTGTTTAAGGTTCATAATATATATTCTATTTAAGTAATTTATTTATATATTAAATTAATTAAGTAAAATCCCATTTTTTTTTCTTTTAGTATAATATATAATGGGAGGTGGATTAATGCAACTTGTAGCTTACGGCGCTCAGGATATTTATCTTACCGGTAATCCTCAAATTACCTTCTGGAAGGTTACTTATCGGCGCCATACCAATTTTGCTATGGAGTCGATTGAGCAGACTTTCAACGGCGCGGCTGATTTCGGTCGGCGTGTAACATGCACCATCTCGCGCAATGGTGACTTGGCTTACCGCACCTACTTACAGGTAACTCTTCCTGAGATTGGCCAGTCTTTGGGCAATACCTCGGGCGATACTGATGTATATGCTCGCTGGCTCGATTTCCCTGGCCACCAGCTCATTGATGACGTTGAGGTCGAGATTGGCGGCCAGCGCATTGACAAGCAGTACGGTGACTGGATGCAGATCTGGAACCAGCTCACTCTTGACAAGAACCAGGAGCGTGGCTACAACAAGATGGTCGGCCAGACCACCCAGCTCACTTTCTTGACTGACCCTGACTTCGCTGATGTTGATGGCCCGTGTGATTCGTCTGCTCCTCGCCAGGTATGCGCTCCTCGTAACGCGCTCCCTGAGACCACTCTTTACGTTCCTCTTCAGTTCTGGTTCTGCAATAACCCCGGCCTTGCCCTCCCGCTTATTGCCCTCCAGTACCACGAGGTCAAGATTAACATCGACCTTCGCGCAATTGACGAGTGCCTCTTCGCTGTATCCAGTCTTTCTCAGACCAGCGGTGACCGAAAGGTAACTGCCGCCTACGCTCAGTCGCTCGTTGCTGCTTCCCTCTACGTCGACTACGTCTACCTCGACACTGATGAGCGCCGCCGCATGGCCCAGAACCCGCATGAGTACCTCATTGAGCAGCTCCAGTACACTGGCGCTGAGTCGGTTGGTTCTTCCTCCAACAAGATTCGCCTCAACTTCAACCACCCCTGCAAGGAGCTCATCTGGGTCGTCCAGCCTGACTGCAACGTAGATTACTGCTCGTCCCTCACCGGCGGCACCACTCTTTACAATGCTCTTGGCGCTCAGCCGTTCAACTTCACTGATGCCATTGATGCTCTTCCTAACACCATCCGCGCGTTCGGCAGTGACGCCCAGACTGGTGCTGGCGCTGAGGGTGAGAAGGGTGGGTCTAACGCCTTTATTACCGGCGGCCTCTTCCAGAACGCAAGTGCTGATGCCGTTTCTAACGCATTCGGTGATGTTGACCCGACTCAGGGTTGGCAAGGTCTTGGTGCTAATGTCACCACCTCGGGCGTTTCCGATGCGGGCACTTTCGTTCTTGCTGAGACCTCGCTCGACATGCACTGCTGGGGTGAGAACCCGGTTGTCACTGCCAAGCTCCAGCTTAACGGCCAGGACCGCTTCTCTGAGCGTGAGGGCACCTACTTCGACCAGGTCCAGCCTTGGCAGCACCACACCCGTGCTCCTGACACCGGCATCAACGTTTACTCGTTCGCCCTTCGTCCTGAGGAGCACCAGCCGTCTGGCACCTGCAACTTTTCGCGCATCGACAATGCCACCCTTCAGCTCGTTCTTTCCAACGCGACTGTTACTGGCACTAACACCGCGAAGGTTCGGGTTTATGCCCGGAATTACAATGTATTAAGAATTATGAGTGGAATGGGGGGCTTAGCGTATTCAAATTAGTTTGTGACCTACATTTTACGCATCATTGTGACCCACATAATTTTATATTAAAAATATTGTTTATATTAAAATAATTAATAAATATTTTAATTATTTTATTCGTTTTTCTTTTTACGTTGTTCTGCTATTTCTTTAGCATGCATTTTATTGTATGCGTCATTACCGTATTTTTCTTTAAGCGAATCTCTTTGTTTTTGTTTTCGTAATCTAGCATTTTCTCTTATTTCATCAGGTGTTAACTTATTACCTTTTACGATAGTATTTTTTTCTTTGATTTTTTCTTCGGGAATTTCAACTACACTTTGAATATCAACTATAACATTTTGTATAAGTGATTCTTCAATCATTAATTTTTCTTTATCTATTTTTATTTTATTATAAATATATACGCATTTATCTATAAATCTCTTATAAGTATAATTCTTTTTCATGTAATTACAATTTCCACAACAAGAATGAACATTGTTTTCAAGATATCCAATAGAATTATCAATTCGGTCAAGACCGTTTTGATGTTCTTTTGTAGTTTTTTTGCCACATACATAACAAGAAGCATTTGTTAAAATGCTAAATACAGTTTTACCAATTTTAAATACAAGACCTCTTTTTTCAGCACTATTCATATATGCCGAATAAAGTGGAGTATAATTTTTAAAAGCATTTGGGTATAATTTACCTTCTGCTAATTTATTGTAGGTAGCGATATGTTCTACACGTTGAATAAATATATCTTTATCTAAGCATCCTTTCATATAATTACACATTGCGCAACAACTCACGCAATTATCATTTAAATAACCAATAGTCGAATCAATTCTATCTATACCATTAAATCCTTTCTCTTGTATTATTCCGCAATAATTACATGGTGATTTAACTATATCCAAATATTCTTCTTTTGTAATTTCAAACGTCAACTGTTTTAGTATTGCCGAATTTTTATATACTTGATAATATTTATATATATTATTTTTACTTTTTTCATTTATTTCTTGAACCTTTTCTGGGTTAGCAACCCTCCATTTTTTCATAGTTTCCGCATTATCAGCATGATACTTGTCATTATCTTCTTCAATTAATTTTTTCCTATGCTGGATACAATACATCGCCACTTTTTCATAATTTGATTCATTCCATGCTTTTTTTACAACTTTGCGTTCAGGCTTTAAACTATTCACACGAGCCAATTCATTCACATGTTCTTTATCGCGTTTTTCATCTGCCCGTTTATTTGAGTCACGACAACTTTTACACGTCTGAGTTTCCCCGTGTGTCCCTTGAAACATTTCCTTTGTATACATTTTACAGCAACACGAGCATTGTTTTTCACTTACAGTTTCTTTTACAGGCACACCGCGCCTCTTATGGTCTTTTTCGCGCTCTTTCTCTAAACAATCGTCACACGCACTACGCGCCTCTTTCGCAAGCTGAGTGCGACATCCGCGAACAGCATTCTTACACGTTTTTAAACCTAATTCTTCCGTTTCATTCATAAATACATATAACTGGTGTTTACCGCAATATGTATTTTCTACCGACCGTTTAAATGAACAACCTTCTTTTTCACACTTGACAATTTCTTCTTTCTTTTTACCACGTGTCTCGCTGCCACGTTTGCGGCATTGTTCGCAAGTAGTATATTCCCCCATATAATGGATTTTGCGACACGTCCCGCATGGTTTTGCTTCTTCTACCATTTTATCAGTATAATCTATCATATAAGCATGTATAACACAGAATCGTCCCGTAGTCGCATTCCCGCGGCAAGGCTTCAAATTTCGGTCTTTTGTAGCACATTTCATCTTTTTGTAATAAAAATAATTATTATAAAAAGACAATCAATTTTACATAAACTTTGAAGTTGTTAATAGTTTGATTTTTTCTTCCATATCATTCAATCTTTCCTTTAATTCTTCATTTTCTTTTTTAAGTATTTTATATTTATATTCTATATTAATAATACCATTTTCTAAATGTTCTTCATATTTTATTGGTAGTTGTGAAGTAAATATATACATAGCACTAGAATCATTAAATGAGTATACTCCTATATCTAATTCTCGTATATATACATTCATAGTATTAACACCTTTAATAAAATCACCTGTAGAATATAATGTCCAATCCGTCAAATCAATCTCCCACCATCCAGAAATAGCACGTAAAAGATAGGCAGTAGTATGTTTATTTATTGTTACAGTTATAGGCCCATTATTAACAGATGTTGTAGCTATCCCATTTAATAAATAATTTGGTAAATACTGGTATGTAGCCCATTCTTGAATTGGTATAAATAATTGTAAACCATTACATATTTTTTGTAATGGTTTAGCCTGTCCTTTTACTTCTACTTCATTTACAGTTGAATATGGAATATAATCCATTGATTAATAAGTATTTAATCATATTAAGTATATTCAATTTTAATTAATCAATTTTTATAATTCAGTATTTTTAATAATTTTACTTCTTTTTCTAATAGTTCAACCCTCTTGTCTAATATTTCAATATGATGTATTAATTCATTAATAATATTGTCTATTATCTTACCAGGTTTACTTGTTATAAAAGATTCAGATGCTGGAAGTTGTGGTGGAGGACCAAATGGTTCTGTTGGCATATATATTAGAAGAGTATATTCTGATTAGATATCACTATATAATATATAGTTTAATTACAATTTAAATAATATCAAAAATAGTATAATAATGTTATTTACATTAAATAAATCATTTTTACAAGCACAATCACAAAAAAAAATACGAACTCAAAAACAATTACAGATACCTAATGTGCAAAAAACACCTGAAAAACATATATTATGTCAAAATCAAAATAGGTTACCCGTTGAAAATAAAATTCAGAAACGAATTATAAATCCTAAAAATAATATAGATTTACATAATAATGTAAATAATGTAAATTGTGTAAAAACAATTGTTCATGTATTAGATTATTCTAACGGTTTTGGAGATTTTTTAAGAGGTTCTATATTATTATCACAATATTCAAAATATTTTAATATAAATTTTAAAATGGATGTATCTAGACATCCTATTTCTAAATGTTTAAATAGCGAACCTGATATATTATCTGATAAAGAAAAAATACATTTAATTTGTTTTAATGGAAAAGATGAAAATGACAATAAATTATATTTATTAATAAAAAATTTTATAAATTCGAATGAAACTACATTATACATAACAACAAATCTTTATTATAATATGACTTTAATAACAGAAGATATTAAAGATTATATTAATTCCTTTTTAACTTTTAAACAAAAATATTATGATGTAACAAATGAATTATTTAATTTAAAACAATATAATGTATTACATATTAGATGCACCGATGATACATTTAATACAGATTTTGAAGATAATAATTTATTATCAGAAATAATAAAATTACAATTAAGTGAAAATACAATTGTAATTAGTAATAATTATGCATTAAAACGAAAAATAAATAAATTATTTGGATTTTATTTTATTGATACAATTGCATATCATACAGGACAAATAAAAGATTATATTGAATTAAATAGCACAATTATTGAATATATTATACTTTCAAAATCATCTAATAATTATTGTTTTAGTTATTATCATCACGGAAGTGGGTTTAGTGAACAATGTTCAGTATTAAATAATATACCATATAGTGTAGTTTTTTTGCCATATAAAAATATAAATAGCGATGTTATATTATTATTAAATCATTATAATGATTTATTAGAAAAATCTATTATTTCACCATTAGTAAAAAATATATGCGAAGAATCTTATAATGATATTGCCTTTATAACTTTAACAAATACAGGTTATATAGATTATACCTTAAATTGTTTACAATCATTAAAAAATATAAATATGAAAAAACAACTAAAAGTATATTGCGTTGGTAAGGAAGGTTATTCTATATTAGAAGAAAAAAAATATATATGCGAGTTAATTATTGATGAAGATGCCATAAAATTTCAAGAATTTCGAAAAAATAATTGGTCAAATATTATATATTATAAGTTTGAAATAATATATTCAAATTTATTAAAAAATAAGTATGTATGTATTACAGATGGTGATATTGTTTATGAAAATAACAATATATTTGATTATTTATTAAGTAATATTCAAGATAATGATATGTTAATTCAAAGCGAGGGTATATATAATAATGATTTATGTTCAGGGTTTATGTTTATACAATCAAATGAAAATACAATTAAATTATTTAATCCAGAAAATATAAAAAAATATAAAAATACTGAAGGGTGGGATGACCAAATATATGTTAATTCAATTAAATATAAATTAAAATTTAAAAAATTACCATTAAAATTATTTCCAACTGGAAAATATTTTTATGACTATAATAGCGTTATTCAACCTTATTTAATACATTTTAATTGGATAGTAGGCCACGAAAAAAAAAATAAAATGTTACAATATAATAAATGGTATATATCAAATAAAATTAAAATATGTCATCATGGAACAGATGGATTCGGTCATCAATTAGAAGGAATGTTGCGTTTATTATCATTGTCATTAAATAATAAAGCAGAATATCATAATTATGATAAACAATATATTTTTGAACATAAAAATTTTGAAATAAATAAATTAAAACAATATTTACAAGAAGCATTAAACAATATCTTAAATAATATGGATGAAACAAATAAAATGGATATTATTTTAAAAGAACAAAGAACATTCGATAAAATTTTAAAAAATGATAAAAACATAGAAAATACTATATATTGTTACGATGGAGTATGTTCTAATAAAGTAAATGAATTACCTCCAAATTTTGAAAAAAATGATGAAATTGAAAAATCATTACCAATATTAAGAAATGCATTTGTTAAAAAAAATATATATTTACCAAAAAAGTCATTTGATAATACATTAATAAATGTATGTTGTCATATTAGATTGGGTGATGCAGTAGGTCAACGTATTTTAGATAATAATAATTTATTTAATGTTATTAAAGAATTTCAAAAATATAATAAATATAGAATCATTATTCATACAGATGGTGATGTAAACCATTTAGAATGCGAAAATACAATAATATATAACTTGGATACAGATGTATTACAAGTATTAAGTGATTTTATTCACGCAGATATTTTAATTATGAATTATTCATCATTGTCTATTGCCGCACATCTTTTGGCAGATAATAATCAAAATGTTATTTGTCCTACAAATGCAGGACCCACCTTTAAACATAGAATTTTAAATAAATGTATAACAACAACCAAGTTATTAAATTATAAGAATATTATCCAAAATATTTAACTTTTTGGTAGCGGGTTTTACAGGATTAAAATTGGATTAAAACCATAAACACGTTCTAATCCTAAATGTGATAAGCCGTGCACACTAATTACGAGTGTAAATAATAAAATTATTACCAATAGTTTGTAGGGTTCTAAACGAGAAATTTTTGAATAATTTTTATATAAAATAACAAGTGCAACTACAATCAAAACACTATTTAAAATGTGCGCATAAAAAGATGGCGTTAAATATACATTCATATATATTCACCTATAATTTATAATAATCATTAATATATTGTTCAATCAATTCATAATTAACGGTTGGTTCGTTATGCCAATACCATTTATGAAATATAACGTCATATGGATTTATGGATTGATTATAAAAACTATTTTTTCTTGAAGGATGTATATTATTATTTAAATTATAATTAATAGGATTAGTCCAATCTATATTTTTATATTTAGGTAACATACAATCAATGGTATAACCATTTTTTAATATACAGTTGGATAGCCCATATTCACCGTATACGATTGCGTCCGATTTATGAGAATGGTTACAAAATATAGTTTGTTCTTTTAATAATAAATCCAACCCAATACTATCAACCATAAAAAAAAATCCTTCTACTTTTGGCCCATAACCTCCGCAATCATTTGGAGGCAAACACGCTATAGTCGTTCCAACTAATTTGACTCTGTCATTTATTTTTTTTATAAATAAAGTAGTCCAATGCTGCTCTAAATAGTGAGGTATAATTGGACCTATAACTCCGCTATTCATAAAAAAATAATAATCATATGATTTACCATTTTCTTTAATATACGATAAGGCATGGTTGTGACCGCCAAAGTCGTAACCTATATTATCTCTTTTAAGTATTGTTACATTTTCTAAACTGGGAAATTTTATATGTTCATTATACTCGTATCCATTAATAACAATAATATAGTCGATATTATCTTTATAAGATAGTTCTTTATTTACAAAAAAATGTAAATTTATATCACTGGGTTGCGACGCAAAATAAGTATATATGATAACAGAACGCATTATAAGTATAATTATTTATTATTTAAATTACTTATTAAATATAAATAATAAAAAGATATAAAATCAAATAAGGTATTTATTTAATGCAAATTAAACTTATTTCTTATTCGCAATCCGCCAATGACACATCTCTTCAGGATATGATTTCTTATTGCGCCCGTGTATCCAATCCATCGAATCAATCAAACACAGAAACCAATGAACGCCTCCTGAAGTATCTTATGAAGAACCAGCATTGGTCACCCTTTGAAATGGTGTCAATTTGCCTAGAAATAGAAACAACGAGAGATATCGCGAGGCAGATTTTGCGCCATCGTTCTTTTTCCTTTCAAGAATTTTCACAGAGATATGCCGTTGCTTCTCTCGGATTTGAAACAAGAGAGGCAAGACTTCAAGATAATAAAAATAGACAGAATAGCATCGAAACTAACGACCCTGATTTGGAGTTGGAGTGGGCACAAAAACAAAATGAATTAGCCGAACATTCAAAACAAGCCTATGATTGGGCTCTATCCAAGGGTATCGCAAAGGAACAAGCACGCGCAGTTCTTCCTGAAGGAATGACCGTATCTCGCCTATATATGAACGGAACATTGCGGTCATGGATACATTATATTCAATTACGGTCGGCAAACGGAACCCAAAAAGAGCATCGGGAAGTGGCAATTGAATGCGCAAAAATCATTTCATCTATTTTTCCAATGATAATGGATTTAGTAACGGATAGTTAATATATACATATACATTATATGTATAAATATGGTTATTTTTCAGATGATACACACGAGTATTCAATTGAAATGATGATTGATTATATAAATGAAACCAACCCACCTAAAACAAAATTAAATGTAAAGGATTTATTATTTAATTTACATTGGAACAGTTTGAAAAATAATGTTAAACCGATTGATATAATAGAACAACCCAACAAATATAAATATGAAATAAAACGAATTGAACTCGCAGATATGAAGTATCCTATTATAATTGATTCTAATTATAATATAATAGATGGCGTTCATCGTTATATGAAACATATCTTGGAACATAAAAGAAAAATTAATGTATATATATTTGATAAAGCCATAATGAAACGGTTTATAATTAAATAAAAATTATACTAACATCATGTTTACTTTGGAATTATGTTCTACTCTGGTATCATTCTTTATACGCCCAATTGGTCGCGATATTATCGTAATAAATTGTCCTATAAATACCAAATATATAGCCACATAATAATTAGTTCGTGAAAATAAAATAGAACTACCAGTCATTATATGACCCAAATACCATAACATGTCTGCCAACAAAAAATAATTCATTATACTAATTTATAATGAAATGCTTATACCTTTTTAGTTAAATTTTTTAATATTGTTTTTAATAATTTATTTTTAGATGAGCTATTGATAATATAAAATAAATATATAAAAATTAATATAGAAAGCGACCATACACATGCGTTTATAATAGCCAAAATATACATCATTGTCCGAAAAACGGATTCAGAGCAGTCGCAATTTATTTTTTTCATTTCATCCACATATTGTATAGTAAAAACTAAATTTACAATAGCAGCAATGAAATAAGGAATAGAAATGATTAACATAAACATTTTAAACATATGAATACTGCTAAATAATATATTAAGAACTCCTATGGTTAGCGCGATAGAAGTAAAAATCAAAATATAATTGTGCTTAAAATTTAACGCACACTTACAACCAATAGTTTCCAAGTTTTTTAAATAATAAATAATTAAACCCGATATAACGCAACCAATGATAAGAGGGATAGAAATCATTTTATTATATACAAATATAATTTGTTTGATTTAAATATTGCCTTTTAGGCAACTCAATATAAACACCCTCCATTCTTTTTAAATAATCATCATATAATTGGTATTTATAATAGACATAAATCAATCCATTATATTTTTTATCAAAAGAGTCTATAAGATTTATATTAAGGTTGGGTAAAATATCAGTAATCGTATATTTGATTCTTTTACAAAAATAAGATTGTCCTTTTCTTATTCTAAAAGGTGTGTCAATAATTCGGTATGGATAATCCTGAATAAATTTATATAAAACATTATTAGGACGCGCGTTATGCGTAATTCTAGCAAAATAAGGTTGAGTCATTATTTTAAGTTGCCTCCAATCAGGATGTGTAAGTGGTTTAGAGTATTCGCGTATAAGACGTAATACTCTCTCTGGTAAAATTTTTAATAACATTTAAAACCTATAAATAAAATAATAAATTAATCAATTTTATTCTCATCCAAAAGCATGAGGGCCATAGCTGCATAATTGTGTAGGTCCAAAAGTGTATCTCTAATACCTTCATCTTTAATTAAATTAACCCCATTCTTTGTAATACTTAGCGCCCGTTGAATTTTATCTTCAATCCTCATGAGAACTCCAATGACTCCAAACTTAGCGAATGCGTCGCCATAGTCTGCGTTCTTTTTAGTAAAGAGTATAAGAGCCTCACTTTGTATTACTCTCAATTGTTCTACTCTCTCCATTACAAATAATAATATTAATTTTTTATATTTATATTATATGTGTTTTTCAAAAGAAGTTAGTCTAATAACATTTATAATAGGCACAATTGGCTCTGCCTTGGTATATTCATTAAATACTAAAATAGATAAAATATTGGCAATATTCTTTTTTTATATTGTATTTATTCAATTCGTAGAATTTATATTATGGAATAATTTAACATGTAATATAATTAATAAAATAATATCATTGATAGCAATGATTATAATAGCAACTCAACCTATTTTATTGGCATTATTATTATTATATAATTATAATTTACCAAATAAAACAAATATTATACTATTCACGATAGTATACTCGATAATGATGTTAATGTATAATTTACAAACTAAAACATTATGTACGTTAAAAAATAAATCAAATCATTTAGAATGGACATGGAATTATTTATATATGCATTATTTTGTATACAATGTGTATATTATATATTTTTTATATGTTGTATTATCGATTCCCTCCAAGTCTAATATTACACTATTTTATATAATATTAATTTCATATTTAATCAGTATGTATATTTATTGGGAAACATCTAATGTAGGAACTATATGGTGTTTTGTTGGAGCCTTTATACCTATATTATGGGTTATTCTCAAAAAAATAAAATATATAAAATAAAATTGAATTAAAAATAACTAACAAAAACAAAGACAACAAGATGGATTCCCGCAATACCGAACAAGTTTTCTACGATGCTATCACCAAATACTCTGTTATGCCAACGAATCCAAAAATCGAACAATATAAACTAAATCTGAAAGCATTCCTCGACGAACAGCTTGAACTTGTAGCCGATGGCGAAACGGTTGTTACAACTGACCCACTCGAAGAGCATGATGATTTGGCAATGTTGCGTTACGGGGTTTATAATACGGCAGGTAATATTACAGTTGTAATTTCAGGCGGGTCACACACTCCCGATGAGCGTCTCGCGCATCTCGTCGAATTGTTTGACTGTTTTAAAGGCGCGAAATTCAATGAACCATTCAAAACACCAAAGGGACAAATTCTGTTTAAACCAGACGGAACCACAATTGATTATCCTATCAAAACTTTTATCAATTGCGGGCCTTGCTCATCAGTAACACTAAACTCAATCAAATTCGCACAAGACGCAACGGTTATCACGGTTGGCGCAAATGAAGACGGAACTCTTGGCGCAGGAATCAACCAACAGCAAACAGATGAACCTGGCAAATTGATTAAAATTCCGGGAGTATGGAATGGGTTTATCGAAAAAGCAAAACACGCCAACGCAAAAGTGAAAAATATGTCAGTTGATGTTACACGATATGTATTGTTTCCAAATCCCAAAAAGGTGAATCCATTTAGCCCGTTTTACGAAATGACTCACCCAAAAATATATCAATATATGTTGGCATCTACCGGAATGTTTGTCGTATCAAGGCCGCCAGTTGAATACGGATTGCGTGTAAACGAAGGAAATAGTATTATTGATATTCAACTACACCCTACATTTGTAAAGGATGAACATTATCAACGCGGCCTCAATAAATTGTCTGATTATATGGAAATAGCTAAATCAAAAAATCTTGCGCCACAATATTATGAATCAGCAGCAATCCCGCTCATGTGCGCAAATTGTATGGGTGCTGAATATTTGCCAGGCGCATTTGGATTTGGACCAACGGACAAGGTCGCAAAACAAACACTCGGCTGTTTGACTCGCGAATCAGCTCAAATCGTATTTGACAAAATAGAACAGCTCGAATATTTTACACCAGCCTATGACCCCCTCGCCTATATGGTTGGAATTATGGGGATTTAATTCTTACACTCTTTTAAAAACAATAAAGCATTATCTCTATTATCTACTATTTTAAGCGGTTTTTTTGTTTTATAGAACAAATTAATTAAATCAAAAATATATTTAATAATACTTCCTTGTGCGATTGCGGAAGTTCCATATAGTTTGGCTTCAAGCAAATCCGAATTATCTACCATAATTTGGATAAACTCTTTAATATAGGACATGGATATAAAGCCGACTTTAGTTATATCAAACACAAAACCAAAATTAATATTAGATTTAGCAATATTAGCGATATTTGATTTTATTTCTTCAATGGCAAAAGTCCACTGTAATTGAGTTGGTAACGCATGATTTACTATGATTTCCATAATAAGCATACCTGAATGATTAACATAATTAATAGTAATAAATTTATCAATCTCCATTATAAGTATTTATCGTATATTGTTTAAATTATTTTTAACTTATAAACGTTTCAAATAAAAAATATTAATATATATTTTTTTATTATTTAGAAGAACAACTTATTCATATTGTCGCTTTCAACCGTATTATTTTTAATGAAGAGTTTTTGAACCATCTCATCATTTTTAAATCTGAATGTAAACTTTTTATTTTTATCGCGACGTCCAACACGTCCAATCGCTTGAATAATCTTTTCTTGTGTCATAAATTCAGTCATATCTTCTGTCAAATACGCATGACAAAACTGATAATTTGTTCCGTAAATGTAATCACTGCTTGCTACAATACACATTAAATATTTTTGTTCTGCCAATTCTTTCATAATATCATTATAATCACCCATTTTTTCTTCCGGATTAAATATTCCAATTCCCATCAAGAGCAGAATTTTATGCTTAGTATCAATCGTTAAACTCATAATCCGTTTAACATATTCAGCATCTATATTACTAGTAAACGCATTCGAGTCCTCATATTTTTTATTAGTCCAACGCATAAAGTGTTCGCGAGTATTTGGTATGTCAACATTATTGAGTTTAAGTGGTTTGAATGTGCGTTCCAGTGCCTCAATCTCGCTAATAAGTCGTTTGGTTTCTGGGTCAAATCGTTGGTCCTTCATTTTATTTTCGTTCTCTTGGTCTTTGGCAGTTCTATCTTCAATCATCATTCTTTTTTTTGAAATTTTATCAAACAGGTCGTTATTAAATGCGATTGACTTTTCGAGTTGGTCGTATATCGAAAAGTGAATCCCGCTATTTTCTATAAAGTAATCTACCCATACTTGAATATTTTTACATAGGAATATAGTTGGACCATACGTCAAGGTATAACTATTTTTGGTAGTAATATCAATTCCAACGTCTACCGATTTTAATTCTCGGAAACTAGAATAGGACTGTATAATGAAATCAAGCTCATCCTTCTTTATTTTTTTAATAATATAATAATAATAATTACGAATTGATTGTGTATTAATTTTATCAATGCTTTTAAAATATTCTTTAATCATACCAATATTTTTAAATACATTGCGGCAAACATACATAATGAATATAGAACATTCAACAACACTTAGGAATTTGAAATGTGTTTTACCATTTACTTCAATGAATTGCGCCAACTCTTCCGGCTCTTTGAAAATGGTATGCGGCATAATAACATTTCCTGAATTATCTAATAGTGAAATATTTGTTGTTTCATCAATCGTTTCGATATAGTGAACCTTGGCACCCTCGAACCGAGTCTTGAACCTTTCAATCATTGGCAAAAGTTCTTCCTCATTAGGCAAGGTTGCCGACGAAAATATAATGTGTTTAATTACGTTAACCTCCCAAATTTTAGAAATATGCTGATGTAGCTCGTGTTCCGCATAATCCATTGTAATAGTTGGCTCATCCATAACAGTAATAATCGTATTGATATCGAAGAACGACGTCATATATAGCATGGCAATTTCGTATGACTGTATGTCGCAAATTAGCATTTCTACTTTAAGACCATTTGTGTGGTCTGGTTTGTTTCCAACAGATTTATCAGGCCGAGTATATGTTTTATAAGTATTGACTGCTGAAAAGTGTAGTCGAACATCATCGGCGGTTTCACATCCAAGCGCAAATCCAACCTTTACACCCGCATTCACGGCATTTTTACCCAAACTGATTCCGATATGGCGGGACGCACACATAAAGATTACCCTATATTGACTACATAGTCCAAGTGGGGTCTGCGTTTTGCCTGAACTGGTTGGTGCTCGATAAAATATAAGTGTTGGGTCAGTTGGCTGTGTTTTAAATAAGTCGAATACTTGGGCTTGATGGTCGTATAGTTCCAATGGTTTATAATCGAATATAGGATTTGTTTCAATAAATCGGTCAATATTTTCGAAGAAATTAATAATATCCATTTTAGGGTTGTATTTTTCAATAAAGTCGGTTATAATGGCTCCAAGATATTTATTTATAGTATATGTATTCACTAAATAACATATATTATAAATGTATAGTTCGCACCTCTTTTTTTGGCTTTCTTTGAAGAACAAAGTTAGTAATTGTATTATAGTGGTTTCAATATTGTCCGTCAATTTCTTCTTTTGATTAGATAGTCGAATTGTGTCAGCGGCATTTAATTTCTTTTTGGGTGCTACAATGGGGACCATGACAAGACCATATGTTTGAATAATAGGGTCAATGAGTTCCTTCAACAGATGAATGTAAATGTAATAATCTTTTTCGGCGTGGTCCAAATGAACTACATCGTTAATCGTATTAAACAAATATACTTTACCCCTTTCTGTCAAACCATTTTTAATCAATTTAAGGATTGTTTTTTCCTTTTCATCGACTGGCTTTTCAATGCTGTTCCATTCTGAGCGAGTGAGTTTCTGTTGGCGGAAGGCGTCCATTTTGTAACTGTGATATCTCTCTATTATTGAGTTTGAACTAATTCAATTTTATTTATACTCCGAAATTTTATTTATACTGAGATATATCTCCCATTTTGCCATCAATAGGGAAATTTATTTCACCATAATATTCTTTTAATAATAACCACTCAAATAATCCTCCAAAATAAATATGAACGTTAGTAAATCCCAATTTTTTTAATTGATTGTATTTTTCAATAATTTTTAAGTCTCTGTGATTTTTGCCATATATAATGATTTCTTTCTTTTTATTTATTTTGTATAATTCGTTTATATATTCGGTTTCTTTATTTGCCTTTATTGTAGTTTTAATCAAACAGCTCTGTTGTGTATCGGGCATTGTATTAATTAAAACCATATCATACTCTGACATAATTTTATTAGAAATTACATCAAAGTCATATGATGAATATGAAGAATAAACATTACCCATTTATAATTATAGTATTAAATATTTAATCAAATTTTACTACAACATCAATTTTTTCTTTTTTTAAGCATTTGGCCGCCGACTTTGATAATTCCTCCCTCCTCTTTCTAGTTTTACCTACAGAATCGTTATGTTTTTTTGCCTTCGATATACTATTGTTTGAATTCATATCATTTTCAATTGACTCATAATTATGTTCAATGAAATGTATAATTTTATTTTCAATCGCCCATTTAAAAAAATTGAGTTGTCCTATAGTAGTTTCAATGCTAAATTCTTTATCACCAAAAGGGACTTTAATTCGGTCCCATCTACAGAATGGGTCAAATCGTCGTTTTGAATAAGCTTTTAATTTAAGTTTATAATCATTATACACTCTAAACCGTGAACATGTGTCTGTTTCATAAATGGTAAAAAACTTTTTGGCATAATTCGTCGAAAACCAATCTACGATTCGAAGTGAAATTTTAGATTCTCCATTAATAATACTAAGCATGCGAGTTAAATTATTGGAATCATTATAAAATAACATTAGTTTATGTAATAATAATTCATTTTGACTTTCACATACCATTTAATATCTTAGGCATTTATACTTTTAAGTTTTTATTTAATTATATTAATTTTTATTTGTTTTCCTTGTTTAAAATATTCATAATTATCGGTTCTACGTTGTAAATTACATTTTAAACAAGAAATACATGTATTTGAGTCATAATGTCCTATATTGTTATTTAATCTCTCTAATGTCCATTGAGTATTTTGTCTTTTTTTATTATATAATATAACCATATCGCACAAACAGTAATAACATTTTAATTTGGATTCATATAGTTTGGATATAATTTGGTCGTAGGTAATTATTAATTCTTCATTGAATTTATGTTTGATTTTATCTTGCGATTTGTAAGCATGTAATTTTTTTTTAATTTCATCCTCAAACTCTTTATTAATGCCTTTATTATAGAGTTGTTCTATCACTTCAAATTGATTTATATCTATGTCAAATACTTTCTTTTTTGATTGAGGGTCATTAAAATTTATATGTTTCATTATAAAAAGGTTAAACATATTTTTATATTATATTTAAATGGCAGAACAATGTAAAGAATTTAATAGTTTAAAATACCGCACCCTTATTTCAACCGGAACCAATATTGAAAGCACTATAGATACGAGCGAGGAGGCAATTAATAATTTTTTGAATATGGATATTGAAAATAATAAAAGGGGAATTTGGTCTAAACTTACCAAGACTGAAAAAACAAAAAAGATAAAAAATTATGTGAATAATGTGTTAAAACCAGAATATAATTTAACAGAGGAAGAAATGGCAACTGCTACACGTTTTTTTAACATTACAATGGAGCGTAAAAAATTGAGTAAGAATAATGAATTAACTTATAACCAAGATGAAGGGTTTATCGAGCAAATTGGAGGACTTAGTTTCAACCCTGATACACGGCGATTTACAATTAGTGCTGAATTGTCAACACGTAAAAAAACTAAAAAGATTATTCAACCTATATAAACAGAATATTAATAATATATATAGTGAAATGGAAACTATTGTTATAAATATTGTAAAAGAACATCCTGAATATATAGTATGTCCGAATTACGAAGAACTTATTACAAAATTAGTAAAAAAAGAAATTGAATATAAGGATGTTACAGAGCAAGATATAAAAGAATGTTTACATAACTTAAATTTAAACTTGGAAAGATGTTGCCCGAGTTATCCAAGCACAGAAAATGTTACAGAAGAGCATATTAAATATTTGGAAAATAAACCGCAACCAGGACAGCATACACCCGAATGGTACACATTTAGGCATTCACATATTACGGCAAGTAACGCATGGAAGGCATTTGGCACTCAATCAAGTAAAAATCAATTAATTTATGAAAAATGTAAACCAATTGATGAATATAATCCAGAGTCAAGGCATGTTAATTTATCTGAAACAGCAATGACATGGGGACATAAATATGAACCCTTGACGCGTATGATTTATGAAGATATAAACCAAACTAAAATTCAAGATTTCGGTTGTATAGAACATAACGAGCATTCCTTTTTGGCAGCATCGCCTGATGGCATTGTTGTTGGAAAAAATAATTTTGGACGAATGATTGAGATTAAAAATGTTGTATCGAGAGAGATAAATGGAATACCCAAATTAGATTATTATATTCAAACATTATTACAAATGGAAGTATGTGATTTAAACGAGTGTGACTTTGTCGAAACTAAATTTACAGAGTTTGATAGTTATAATGATTTTATAAATGATATATCCGAAGAGAGAAAGGGTGTAATTATGGTGTATGTCTTTAACGGTGAATATAAATATTATTACATGCCATTTGATATTACAACGGAGGA